ACGTTAGTAGATAAAGGCATCATCGGTCAGAACGAGGTAGCACAGATGATGGATAGTCCTGAGCGACTTTCTGCACAAGGCAGGGAGTATGTGAAGAACCTTCTTTTGGGTTCAATCTTCAAGCCTGAGACTATCAGAATGCTGGGCATCGACTCTACGGTGAAGAATAAGGCTATCAACGCTATCCGATCGGTGATGGACAACATGAAGTTGGGCGAGTTCTCTCTTCGTGATGAGATAGACCAAGCTATCCAGTTACTCTATGAGGCAAGACAGGGCGGCAATAAGGTTGATACGTTGCTGAGAACACCGGACATGTTCGGTGAGGATGCAGCTAAGCGTTACTCTTCTATCTCTCAGATGATGGCTTTGGCTCTAGAAGGTAAGGTTTCTGATTTCAGAGATTTGCTTGACGAATACAACCGCATCGCTAAGGCTAGAAATACTGGCGAGGGCAGTATCTTTGAGGAAGCTCCTACCAAGGAAGAGTTAGTAAAAGAATTTTTAGACTTTAAAAAATGGCAAGATTATGGAACAGGACATTCAGAAAATGAAGGAGTCAATGATGTTTCAGGCGTTGAAGAACCTAAACAGGAAGCATCAGGAGGAAATGAACCATCAGAAGCAGGAGAAGGAAGAGTAAAATCTGACCTTGACCGCATTACCGAGACTGACGAGGAATTTGAGGTTGAAGGTAAGTACGGAACCATTTATAAGAAGAAGTATCTGATTGATGGTGACAAGGAGGTGATGAAGGTGGATGAGCCAAACAAGAACGGCGATTACACCGGTTCATACTATGAGTATAACGGCAAGAAGTATGGAGACCTGAGGGGTGTCTTTGAGCATCTTGACGACAAGCCAGATACTGGTTCCGAAGAAATGCCGGAAGGTCCTATCTACGACCGCAAGAAGGCTTTGATTGATGAGATAAATGAGAGCGACATCAAGAAGAAGGATGATGCTTTTCAGCTTCTCTACAAGGCAGAAGACTTACTTGATGATTATCTGGGCATTCCTCATGATGAGTGGAAACCAGAACCTTCTCGTAGTAATACGATTTCTGGTATTCTCAGCATGGCAAGAAATGTGCTAGATAGAATCAAGAATGAGCCAGTTGAACCTGCTACAGAAAAGCAGTTGAGTTATCTTGAACGTCTGACCTCTGACGATCCTACAACAAGAAAACTTCTTGAAGGTGTGAAGCTGAATAAGAAACAGGCAACTTGGCTTATCGGAAATATCAAGGGATTGAACGATAATTTGATGCGTCTGCATCCTGACGATATTGCAGAAACCGAGAAGTTCATTCATGACGGAATTGAGTACATGAAGAAGCTGAATGGTGAAACGTCTGATGAAGGCGGTCTCCCACTCCTTCCAAGAGAAGAGAAGCCAGACCATCAGTTTAACCCGATTGAGGCAGCTGCAGCAGAGTTCAAGAAGGAGCATCCTTTGACCGAGGATGAGATTATGAATGCAGACGTGGACGAATTATCAAAGGATATGGCTTTGGACTATCTGAACGGAGAAGTTACAGACGATTTGCACCGTGCTATCTACGAAAGCATCTATGCTAAACGCAAGGGATTGAAGGCTGAACCAAAGGTTGATACACCTAAAACGGAACCATCTGCTGACCCTATGGAAGGAATCAAGAATGCAGCAGAAGGATTCGAGAAGGAGAAGAAAACTAAGGCTGAGACAGAAAAGAAGCCTCAGCAAACTGCTGACGATGCAGCAGTAGCAGCTTCCAACAAGAAGGTTAATGGCCTTTGGAAAGAACTCATGAATGCCGGCAAGGATGAAATGTCTGCTTCGTTCATCGGTCTTAACTCTAAACAGCTGGAGGTATTGCCTAAGCTGGTGAGCGCCATGGCAGAGAATGCTTATCTGAGAATCAAGAGAGGTATGCACAATCTTGAAGACGTGGTGAAGGAAATGCGAAAGGAGTTTGCCCCTGCTGCCAAGATTTTCAAGAAGGAAGATGTGGATGCCATCTATGAACAGATGATGAATATCCGCTATCGTGATGGTGAGCAGCGCATGAGCTTGAAGGAGTGGGCTGACTACTACGAAAAGACTTCGCCTAAGCATCAGGAGAATCTGGTGGGCGACTCAAAGACTGCAGAGGAAAGAAAGCAGGCTGAGAAGAAGTTTATTGATACCGTGAACATAAAGTTGGCATTCAAAGATAAGTTTAACGGTATTGTTGAGCTGAGAAAGATAGCTGAGAGAGTTGGTTTGAAGGATATTAAGGATACAGACCTTCAGGAGCTTGCTGAAACTGCCATTGTTAAGTGTGCAAGAGGTATCGCTTCTTCGAATGCTACCGATAATGAAGGTAAGTTCAAACGCATCTTGAACCTCTATGAGAATCAGCCTTCACTCAACCAGCGTGATTCTGAGCGAGTGATGAAGCAGCAGTATTCTACCCCTGCACCTTACGCTTTCCTTGCGGATATGTATGTGAAGGGCAACGGTAAGGTGATTGAGAGTGCTCTGGAGCCTAGTGCCGGCAACGGTATGCTTACCATCGGCTTGCCAATGGATAAGGTACATGTTAACGATATTGATGCGCAGCGATTGGCGAACCTGAGAAGACAGGGTTTCAAGAACGTGACCAGTCAGGACGGAACTCAGCCTTTTGCAGACAAGGACGTTGACGTGGTGGTGACAAATCCACCATTCGGTAGTGCTACCCCTAAGGAGTATGACGGCTATAAGATTTCTTCTTTGGAAGGACAGATGGCTATAAATGCCTTGGAGAGCATGAAGGACGATGGCCGTGCTGCCATTATCATCGGCGGCAAGACGGAATACGCCAAGAACGGAAGTCTGAATCCAAAGGATAAGGCTTTCCTTGGTTATCTCTATAGCCACTATAATGTGGAGGACGTGATTAATGTGGATGGCAGTCTCTATGCAAAACAGGGAACCAGCTACCCTACACGTATTATATTAATAAACGGAAGACGCTTGAACGAGAATGCCTTTCCACCAGTAAAGGATAAGGCTAGAGCTGAGACCGTGAAAGATTATGACGAACTTTATAAACGAATTGAAGATGATATACTACGAGGTGAACGGATGGATTCTTCCATCGGAAGAGAAACAAGAAGTGCTCAACCAGAACCTGATAAACAAGGCGCTGCTGGTACTCCTAAAGAGAGAGTACGAGCAGGAGAACGAGGAGGAAGCAAACCAAATGGTGAGCGAGAGCCTGACCTATTTGACTCCACTTCCGTATCAGGAACCCATGATGACTTGGAGAATCAACGAGGAACCGAGCCAAGACAAGATGGAGGACTTCCTAATGGAGATAGTAGAACAGACGGAACAGGGGCAGAGCCTTCTCCAAGCAAAGAACCAACCACTGGAACCAATGAGCAGCGAGGAAATGGATCAGGAGGAGCTGGACGGAATGACGCTCAGCCAAGTACTGATGAATCTACCAACGCCGGGAGCGGAATCGGACCACGGGGACAATTACAGCGGGTGGACAAATCCGTACGTGGATTAAGTACAGAGAAAGTTACCTATACCCCTAAGAGTGGAAATCCATTCACTCTGAAAGCAGTTATGCCTGCCGATCAGCAGGATGCAGTAAACAAGAACCTCGAAAAGTTGGGCGATGCAGACCAGTTCCTTGTTGATGAACTGGGCTATAATGATAAGGATGATTTGTATTCTCATCTTGCCGCAGAGCAGGTTGACTCTGTAGCCCTTGCCTTGCAGCAGGCAAAGAAGGGCAACGCCTTCATTATTGGAGATATGACCGGTATCGGTAAGGGAAGACAGGCTGCTTCTCTTATCAGATACGCCAAGAAGCAGGGTCAGGTTCCTGTATATTTCACCAAGACAGCAGGATTGCTGAGTGATGTTTATCGTGACTTGGTGGATATTGGCAGCCCAGACCTAAGACCATTTGTATTCGGTAGTGCCAAGGAAGCTGCCATTACCGACTCAGACGGAAAAGTTGTATTTGCTTTGCCATCGAAGAGCGAGGTGAAGCGAGTGCTTGATTACATCGAAAAGAACGGAAAACTGCCAGACGAATACGACTACGTGCTGACTACTTACAGCCAAGTAAGCAATGGAGTCTACGAGTTTGACGAGAACGGTGCCCGAAAAGAGAAGAAACTTGCGAAGGGTAAGACATTCGGAGCTGCTGCCCTTAGCGGACAAAGAAGACGTGATGCTATTGAAAAACTGATGGACAACGCCTATCTTATCCTTGACGAAAGCCACACGGCTGGTGGTAATAGCGGTCAGGGCAACTATTTCCAACACATTATTCAGAAGGCAAAGAACGTTACCTTCTTCTCTGCAACCTTTGCCAAGAGACCAGACAATATGCCTATCTACGCTTTGCGTACTGCTATGAACGAGGGCGGTATGAAATCATCCGACTTGATTGATGCGGTAAAGCGTGGTGGTGCAACCTTGCAGGAGATTATGAGCCAGACCTTGACGCAATGCGGTCAGATGATTCGCCGTGAGCGAGATATGACTGGCGTAACCATCGACTGGAAGGCGATTGATGATCCTGAGCGAGTACAGGAACAGCGAGAACAGTATGATAGTATCATAGGATTGTTTAATGATATTATCAATTTCCAAAAGAAATATGTTACCGATTACGTTGACAAGCGCAACGACGAGCTGGCTGAAATACAGGCTAGTATTGGAATCAAGAAGGGAACGGCTGCCCTGGGTATCAAGAATCAGCCATTTGCCAGCAAGGCATTCAATACCGTTCAGCAGGTTCTTCTCTCTCTGAAAGCGAAGTCTGCTGCAGAACGTGCCATCGACTATTTGAAGCAGGGCATGAAGCCTGTGATTGCGTTAAACAATACCAACGAATCTCAGACTGGCAACCTTGCGCTTGGTGAGGAAATGGACGCACCAGACTTGGGTACATCTTTGAAGAAGGGTCTGGAGGGTACACTTCGCTATACTCAGAAGGACGCAAAGGATAATAGCGAAAGCGGCTACATCAAGCTTTCTGATTTGGGCGATGAGGCAGTTGAGGCTTATCACGAACTGGAAAAGAAGATTGAGCAGACAAGTACCGGTCTTTCACTCTCTCCTATTGATGTTATCAAGAACGAGCTGCAGAAGGCAGGTTATAAGGTTGGCGAGCTGACCGGTAGACAGACCGAGTTCGTTTATAACGAAAACGGAACTGTTACCAAGGTGAAGCGTGCTGATACAGACAAGAAGAAACTCGCGCGCGACTTTAACGATGGTAAGATTGATGCGCTTATTCTCAACAAGAGTGCAGCAACCGGTATTTCCCTTCATGCTTCGAGCAAGTATAAGGACCAGAAGAAGCGTGTGATGATTGTGGCGCAGCAGCAGCTCGACGTAAACGATGAGGTTCAGATGCGTGGACGTATAGACCGAACCGGTCAGGTGGCTAGAGGTGCATACGAGTATGTGGTTTCTCTTATCCCTGCCGAGCAGCGACTGCTGATGATGTTTAAGGCTAAATTGAAGTCACTTGATGCCAACACTACTTCTTCTCAGAAGAGTAAGTTCAACGAAATGGAAGTTTCCGACATTACCAATAAATATGGTGATAAGGTAGTTCGTGAGTATATGGCAGAGCATCTTGACCTTTATGCACGAATGGCTGATCCATTCGGATGGGAAAAGACTCATGGCGATGATTTGTCTAGAATCGACCCACAGACTCTTGTTGCAAGCGGTAGCGGTGTTGGCGATGGCGAAGCTGGTGCCGATGCAAGCAAGTTACTTGGTCGTATGGCTCTGCTGAGAGTTTCTGAGCAGGAGAAGATGTTGCAGGAGATTGGCGAGCTTTATGCAAACGAGATTCAGCGACTCAACGAAATGGGAGAGAATGATTTGGAGATTACCGAGCTTCCTTTGAAGGCTAAGACGCTCCACAAGGAAGTTTGGAAGCAGGGTGCAGAGCCGGGCGGCGATAACGCCTTTGCCGATAACACCTATATAGAAAAGGTGAACATGGCCATCTTGAAGAAGCCAATGAAGGCTTCTGAGGTGAAGGCTTCGCAGGAAGGCTTGACTGGTGGTAAGACTTGGGATGAATATAAGACCGAGAAGAAGGCTGCCGTGAAGGAGTACTTCGACCAGAAGATTGCGGACGAGACTCAGAAGTATGAGGAGCGTGCCGTGAAGGCTGCAACCAAGGCGAAGGAGAAGTATATCAAAGATGCTAAGAAGGGTCAGAAGGATTCTGGTATGAGCGATGAGCAGATTGAGAAGATGGCTGGCTATCAGTATGAGAACATCTATAAGCAGGAGAAAGATAAGCTGAACGATGTGGAGAAGAACCTGAAAGCTAAGGCTGAAATGTTTGAGCGTGTGCTTGATACCTTCGATACTAACGGCGCTTTCGTTCTGCCTATGGATATGAACAATCCAAACGAGTTGAGCGGATTTGGCAACAGTTACGGTAGACTTATTGACATCAAGATTACTGATAATTACTCGCCTAACGCCTCTTCGGTTTCCTTCGCTACCTTGGATGGCAGAAGAAAGATTACCTTCCCTATCGCAGGTAAGGTTGGTTCTGGTGAAAATAAGGTGGATATTATCGGTTCTATCGACCGCATGACCAAGCAGGCTGCCGGTATGGGAGACAGTCATCTAAGAGTATTGAACCAAAACTTTGATAACTGGGATAGACTGACTAGCAATGAGAGCCGCAAGAATGGCTATATTGTAACTGGCAATCTGATGCAGGCTTTGGTTGACAGCAAGGATCAGGGCTTGGGCGGTCAGCTGGTGAAATATACAACTGATACAGGCGAGGTGAAGACAGGTATCTTGATGCCGGACCGATTCGACCCTAAGGGTTTAACTACAGATGCTCCTATCAACAGCGTGACCGAGAAGTTTGAACTTTCTTCTTGGCATGGTGGTATTGACGAGGTTACTTCATCGGATGGTGAAGTGAAGGTGAAGCGCATAGACAACAATCGTGGTAACTTCTACGAGCTTCGTGTGCCGAAGAGCAAGGCGAAGGGCGGCAAGTACTTCATGGATGAAGATTTGCTGAAACTGGTTAATGGCAACAACTTCGAGACCAGAGGTAATAATATGCTTGCCGAGTTCAAGCCAGAGCAGTTGAAGCCAGTACTAGACCGCCTGTCTAAGATGGGCGTGAAGGTACAAGAGGAGCGCAAGACTTCTGAGGATGAAGGCACCCACTTCCGTGAGGACCGAGGCTTGCAGTATTCTAAAACAGATACAAAAGATGTTAAGAATAGTAGAATCATTCCGGAAGATGTAGATAAAAACGTATCTTCGCAGATTGAAAAGAAGTTTGATTCTGCCATTGAAGACATTGTAGAGTATGCAGAAGACAGAGATAAGTCTAGACTTGTTGATGATGCAGGCTATGCCGTGGAGGAGTTTTCCAATCTTGGCAGAAGCGTTATAGAATATTACAAGAATGATTATGAACGAAAAGTTGAAAAGTTATCAGGACAGCATACCGGAGGACATCTTGGTGGTACGAATGACGGTAAGGGAAATAGAGGCTCTTATCTACTGCAATATTATAAGACCATTCTCGCCGTCGCTGACAGAGAACTTGCCTATAGAGACGCTAGAGCAAAGAATCTCAGAGAGACTTTGGGATTGCACCCAGGAGGAACGTTCACACTTGGAGCCGTTGAACGAATTTTTAAAGAAACAAATCGAGATAAAGAAAAGGCTAAACTCTTCCAAAGAGTTCTCGATATAAACAAGCGTCTTGGTGTAAGCATCAAGGTAAGTGCCGAGAGCCCGAAGAAGAGATCAGGAGAAGCAGACATCTACAGGAACATTGATTTGTATATTGATGGTCTGACAAAGACCAAGGCTCCAGACTACGCTGCCCCTACTGTTATGCTGCATGAAATGATTCATGAGGTAACAATGGGTGCTATTAATCTCGTCAAGAAAGGCAAGGCTGAGGGCATGCTGACCCATAAACAGATAGAGGGCGTAAAGACTATCCTCGAAATCTATGACAAGGTTAAGGACGATAAGGAACGCTTCAAAGAAGAGCCTTACGGTCTGACTGATGCTTACGAGTTGACTGCTCAGATGGCAGATTCTAGACAGAGAAAGGCGATGGACTTGTCTATCTGGGATAGAGTTATGAATGCAGCACACGAATTTGCAAGAAGGGGTGATCGCTCTATCTTGCAGAGAGTGAAGGATGCCATCAAGAAACTGTTTGAGGTTTCTGACAAGGATAAGATGGACAAGGCTATCAACGACATCATGGATGATTTCAATGAAACCATTGATGATATTTCCATGAACGAGATTGAACAGGACGGATTCTCATATAAGGTCACAGATAAAGACGAGCTGGACCGACTCAACAATGAGAAGACTTTCAGAATGTATAGCGGAATGCAGGAGGTGGATGGTAAGCTCTACTCCCCTATGGCTGCTATCATTGACGGAAAGCGTACTGATGCTACAGAGATAGGTGCTTGGATGGGCGCAGACGAGCGACCTGACCTTGTGAAGAACGGCAAGTTCCAACTTGTGAAGACCGATAAGAACCCTGGGGCAGGTGAAGGACCAGTGCCAGCGGCTTATAACCCTTACATGCACACTTCCACTTCGGTGATGAACGATCAGTTCTCTGGTGCTTACGCTAGAGGCAACATCAAGGTTGTGGAATGGGAGATTCCTGAGAGCGAGAAGACTAGCGGCTATCACGCCGAGGGCGCAAAGAACTCTGTGGGCTTGGTGCCTTGGACTTCTGGAACAGTAAACAGCCTCCTGCCAAAGGACAGACAGAGAAGCGTGATGCTCTCTAGATGGAGAAAGGCAGTAAGAATATTGCCTGACGAGGAGGTTGCTGAGAAAATCGCCGACCAACTGAGAGGAACAGGATTGGCTATCCCTTGGAATGTAGTTACCCCTAACCAGTTGAGAGAGCTTGTAAAACTTGGTGTTCCTATCACTACCGTAGAGCAAGGCAGACAGAACCCTGAAACAAAGGAGAAGTTCTTGAAGCAGATGGCTGAACTGGAACAGGAGTTTCCTCAGGCTAAGTTCGTAAACGTAAAAATGACAAAGGATGCCTACAAGGAATGGGGCAAGAATGGCGGCACCAAGTTCCGCACAGATTACGGCGAAAGCAACTACCCTACTTCATCGGTTGAGAACCATGTTGAGAATGTTGCTCAGAAGACTGGCGCAAAGGTGAACATGGTTTCATCGGTTGATGAAATCACCAACAAGGCGGCTAGGGCTGCTATTGAGGAAGGCAGAAAGATAACTGGCTGGTATGACGAGAAGACTGGCGAGGTGCATCTTTACATGCCTAATATACACGATAGATATACTGCCGAGAAGACTATCTGGCATGAGGTGGTTGGACACAAGGGAATGAGAGAGTTGTTTGGTGACGAACGATTCGACAAGTTCCTTCGTGAAGTATGGTACGACTTGGATAAGCCTGAGAATGCAGCTTTGAAGAAGCTGGTGGATGAGGAGAGAAAGTTCAATCCTCTGAATATCTATGATGCCATTGAGGAAGGTATCGCCCGACTCGCCGAGGATGGAAAGGGCGAACCGGGTTTCTGGAATGGCATCAAGAATAAGGTATCTGATTTCCTTCACGAAATCGGCTATCGTATTGCTCCTAATACTAAAGATGTGAAGTACTTGCTTTGGTTGAGCAAGAACTTGCAGAAAAATCCGAATGACCCTTATTGGAAGCTGAGAGCCGAGGCGGTGAAATACCGTCTCGACCATGAGCGTATGCCTGCTGTTGTGGCGCATGATGGTATGTTCTACGGAAATGACGGAAAGGTTAGAAGTATGGATAATCTTACCAAGGCTGAGTGGAATGAGGCTACAGATGGTGAGATTCACTTCCGCACTACCCCATCTGCCGGCACGGCACTTGACAGATACCACAGTTCTCTTGACGAGCACGGCTATATGTTCACCGAGAGCTATATGGATAATATGCTTTCGTTGAAGAAGTTGATGAATGCGATTGTGCCTGACAAGAAGATTGAGGATATTGCCTCTTCTGAGAATCCTTATATGCTGCAGAACACCATGCAGGGTGCAATGAGTGATGCGGCTCAGATGTTTGAGCGAAACGTGATGAAGCCTCTTGACAAGGCCATGGCCGATGTGCTTGATGCTTTCGATGGAAAAAAGGACGATGAGAAGATAAGAAACTTCAATCTCTACATGATTACCAAGCATGGTTTGGAGAGAAACCGTATCTTGTATGTGCGTGATGCCTTGATGTATATGCGCATGAACGAGAAGACCAAGAAACTAGCTGATACTATTGAGTTCGATTGGAACAACGAGAAAGCTACCCTTGACGAGAAATTGGAGCGTGGAGACATCGACTTGAAGACTTATTATGAGCGCATGGACGATTTCATCCGTACCTACGTGGATAGTGACAATAAGTTTGATGCTGGCGAACATGACTATTCGGGTATTCACGCTATACAGGAAGTGGCTAAGTCTTCTGATCCTTACGATGATGCTGAGGCTATCGCTAGCGTGATGGATTCAGAAGCAAAGATGGAGAGTATCAAGAAGGGGTCTGTTAAGGACTATTGGGATAAGGTGAAGGCTGCTACCCAGTATTCTATTGATAGTGACTATAAGAATGGTCTTATCAGCAGAGAGCTTTACGGTCATGTATCTGATATGTTCAACTGGTATGTGCCTTTGAGAAAGTATGATGAGGCTACTGCAGAAGATACCTACGGCTACATTACTGAGCAGGGCGACCCGAAGAGTTACATCGGAAGCACGATTATGAGAGCGAGAGGACACAAGTACCTGAGCGAAACAAACGTACTGGCGCAGATTGGTGCGATGGGTAACAGAGCTATCAAGAATGGCGGTATGAACGCTATCCGTCAGGCATTTGCAAGATTCGTAAGAAACAACTCGAACAATAATCTTGTGACGGAGACTAGGGTTTGGTACGCCGATGACCCTATCACTCACACCACCGTGGAGCGTTACCCAGACATTCCCGAGGACGCTACGGCTGATGAAATAAATCAGATAGTAGCAGACTTCAATATGGAAATGAAGGATTTGGAATCAAAGGGGTTGGCGACAAAGGTGTATCGAAGAGGAAGAATCGGCTATAAGTTCCAAAGAGCAGAGAACAAATCGCAGCATATCGTAGATGTGAAGATTGCCGGAAGGACCCATACCTTTATTATCAACGGAAATCCTAGAGCGGCGCAGGCTCTGAATGGATTGCTGGAGAACTCTGGCGCAAAGGGAATCATGAAACCATTGAGTTCTATATCAAGAATGATGGCGCAGTTGTGTACATCTTATAACCCTGAGTTCGTGATGCGAAACATCATGCGTGATGCGGAGTTTGCATCGAGCAACGTTACTTCTAAGGAGGGTGCAAGATATGGTGCGCTCTGGGCGAAGTACTATGCGCAGTTGGGCTTGTATAAGGGTGCTTCAAATATCAGCTTCAAAGATTTTAGCGGAACTACTGGCTTGGGCTTGTTTGCCAAGTATCGTAACGGAACACTTGATACTTCTGACAAGGTACAGCGATATTTCAAGGAGTTTATGGAGAACGGCGGCGAAACCGGTTGGGTTCAGATCAAGAACATGAAGGACTGGACCAAGGAGTATAAGAAAGATGTGAAGAGCGAAAGAAGCAAGATTGACAAGGGCGGTGCTGCCCTTCGTGACTTCTTCTTCGGAAATCTGGCGAACATCAACGAGGTGGCTGAGAATATCGCCCGATTTGCTACCTATTGTGCGAGCCGAGACAGTAACCGCTCTATCATCCGTTCTGTCTATGATGCGAAGGAGGTATCTACCAACTTCAACCGCCATGGTAGTGGTGATGCCATCAAGAGTTTCAAGAACGGAGAAATGAGCTGGGCAGAGGAGAAGAGAAGATGGGCTTATGGTTTTTCTGCTAGCTATCTCAGACATTGTTCTATGTTCTTCAATGCCGGTATTCAGAGTACAAATCTTCTTGTGAAGAACTTGAAGAATCATCCTGTAGGTACTTCTATCAATATGCTTGCCATTCCTTTTGCCCTAGGTGCTCTGGCTGCACTTGGAAACAATGTGCTGATTGCGAGTGAGGATGAGAAGGATAGAAAGGGCGTGAAGGATCCATACGGAGAGTTGCCTGACTACGTGAGAAGAAACAATCTCTGTATCTACAAGGGAGGTGGCGAGTTCGTAACTATTCCGCTTGCCATCGAATTGAGAGCCTTCTATGGATTGGGAGACTTGGCGGCTGGATTGACTTTCTCGCCTAACGTTAGCGGACAGAAGAATCCTGCCTTGGATGCCGTGGGATGTATGTCGCAGCTTGTGCCGGTGATGGACTATCTCGGCAACTCTTCGGCTGGCAAGGAGCCATTGAACGAGACGATCAAGGCTTTCTCTCCTTCTGCCCTATCTCCTTTCGTGGAATGGGAGTTAAATACCGACTGGAAGGGTGCGCCGATTGAAAGACGTGGTGACTGGAATGAAAATTCCCCTGCTTGGCAAAGAGCCTACAAGGGTGTGCCTGACGGATATATGGCTGTGAATAAGTTTGTGAATGCGCAGACGAATGATGTAGCCAAGGGTAATGAGGATATGCTTGGTAATAGTTTCCTGGATATGGTAACGAACCCTAGTATGCTAAATCATTACATCGGTGGTCTTGGCGGTGGTGCTGCTACCTTTACAGAGCGAGCTATTGGTGTTATTAAACACGGAGGCGACACAGAAACCAAGGATATTCCTTTCCTTCGCTCCCTACTCTATACGCCAAGTGAGCAGAGCAGCTTGCAGCGAACAAAGAGCAAGTGGTATAACTACAAGGACGAAATGGAAAAGACCATGGCAAACGTGGACCGACTGAAATCGAAGAACGTTCCGATTGATAAGAGAATCACGAATATCGGTGAGTATTTCCATTTTCAAAACTCCAAGGAGGCTGCCAAGGTGAGAGTAATCGAGCTGGCAGAGAAACAGATGAATCGATGGAAGAAAATGAGGGACAAGGCTAGCGATACCGAATCTATTAACTTCGCCAACCAGAATATTGACAGGATCATGATGGATGCGGTGGATGAACTAGATAGATTGGAATAATATGAAATGAGGAGTGGGCGATGTGCTCACTCCCCTTTTTAGCTAAATTTGAGATAACCTTCTTTTATATCTCTGTCACCTTTTACCACCTCTAGAACAAAACCATTATAAACCATTTCATCAAGGCTCTTATTGATAGCTTTTGCTATGCCTTTATCAATAATCACTTTATCGAATGGTTTTTGTATTTTTAATTTATCTTTGATTACATTCATTCTTTTTAGATGCAATATTCTTTTCGTTATTAACTGTCCAGTATTCTTTTCTATTAAATTCACCAATATCGTGTCTTCGTTAGAGTTTGCCCAGCTTTCAAGATTCAAATGTATATCTTTGATACTCAAAGGAACTGCAAATCGCAACTTGGAAAATTCAAAAACCAAGAAGTATGCAAAGTCATAATGATACATATATAATATGACGCTATCTTTCCCGAAAGCCTCCCTTTCTTCATACGTAATATCGTCAAAATAAGCCATCACGTAAAAGCTCCCTTTTGTATAAAATACGTTTGCGGTATCTACTGTATTGCTAATAATATTGGTTTTGAATGTTGCGTATTTTCTGCTATCTTTAGAATTTACAAAGTGTAAATGTTTTTTGCTATCAACAAAATCAAACCATTCCTGTAAGTCTCCAACTCTATCAATAGCAAATCGTATAGACGCTTTAGTTTCTAGGCTATTTAAACCGAATTTTTCAACTGCATTAAGAATCATATTATAGAATTCCGTAAACCTCCTATAGTCTAAATAAGAAATGTTCAGTAAATCAGCTTGCTTTGCATCATCGCTTTTCCCTCCATACTTATGAATACGATGCCTTTCAAAACGTATCTTTTCTTTTAGGAATTTAATTCTTTCTTCTGCAAATAAAGTTTCCCATTCGCTTAGGGTGCGAGTTACACCTTTATCTATGTAATCCATATCAGGAATAGCCTTTAATAGTAAACTAACATTGCTAGAAGATTGCTCATTCAAATTAAAGTCTGAGTACCGATAATCTTTTATTGCCTCTGATAGGTTCATTCGGCTTAATCGCAAAAATACCTGTCCCGATGATATTCGTATTGACCTAGCCATTAACTTCTTTTGTTTTCTAGTCATTTTACCGAAACGAAAATGAGATAAAAGATCCTTATCTTCATCTGTCGGCTTCCACTTTATGTACATATCCTTTATTGAAGACATACACATAATAATAACAAGAATAGCTACAGAGATTACGAAAGTACACAGTTCTGTATGTTCTTGAAATATATCTAATAATCTCATATCTCCAAAACAGATTGAAATAATAGTAGTAAGAATAACGAGAATAAACAAAATAAATATATACCAATATAGGAATCCTATAATGGTCATCATGAATCTAAAGAACTTGTTGTCCCATACCCAATCGTTGTTGTATCCCATATTTGTTAAGCGTTATTTTCTTGCAAAAGTAGTGAAAATATTGATAGGTTGTATCGGTTTGATGGCGATTTCTGCACAGTTTAGATTTTTGCTAAATAAATGAGTAAAAGTTGACTCAGCATAAAATGCTGAGGAACAGTGGCTTTAGTGGCAAATAATTTATTTTGAGCATAGTTAGGCAGAGCCTCGTCTTCTTCGTAACTTTGCACCAAGTTCAATAGTGAACGAAACGAATAAACTAATTTATTATGTCAGAATCTAAGACATACATCTTTGGTGAAAACCAAAACGGAGGTTCAAACGGAATGCTTGGACTTCTTGCTCCTCTGCTCCAGAAGCAGGGTGTAGATCCAAATGTGCTTCTCGCTATGAAGGGCAACAATGGCTTCGGCGGTGAAGGTGGTTGGTTCATGTGGGTTATCTTCCTCTTCTTCCTTATGGGTTGGGGCGGTAATGGCTGGGGTGGCTTCGGCAATAACGGTCGTGGCGGTCTTGCTAACGAGATTAACAATGACTACGGTCGTGGTCTCTTGATGGATGCCATCGGTGGAAACCGTAATGCGCTCAGCAATTTGGCTACTCAGCTCAACTGTACCGAAGGTCAGATTCAGAATGCCATTTCTGCCTTGACTTCTCAGGTTCAGAGTGTAGGTAATCAGGTTGGTATGAGTGGCATGCAGACCATCAATGCTTTGCAGCAGGGTAACATGCAGATTGCTCAGCAGATTGCAAACTGCTGCTGCGAGAACCGCTTGGCTATCTGCCAGCAGACTGGTACCTTACAGAATGCCATCAACAACGTGGCTGTAGGTCAGGAGCGTGGCTTCTCTAACGTAGCTTACGAAACCCAGCGCCAGACTTGCGATTTGCATAACGCCATCAAGGAAAGCACTCAGACCATCGTTGACGGTCAGAAGCAGGCTGAGATGCGCGAAATGCAGAACAAGATTGATTCTCTGCGTGAGGAGAACAGTACCTTCAAGGCTTCTGCAATGACTTCTCAGATTGTTGGTCAGGCGGTAGCTCCTATCAATGCGGTATTGGCTGGTCTGCAGAACGAGGTAGCTGGCATCAAATGTAAGCTGCCGGAGACAGTAACTACTCCTTACAGCCCCTTTACAGCGGTTCCTAACTGCGTGGCCTATCAAGCAGGTTTGTATGGTTTGAATGCTGCCAACAATGCAGGATTCTGGGGTTAAAGAAAGGAGGCTGCTATGTTATGGTTAAGACCTTTTACTTGGGTGAATCGTAACGGTTCGGCGGCTATCGCTTCTACTGGCGTGAAGGTGAATACTGCCGATGTGGTGTTCACCTTTAAAAACCACGCCTTCGTGAATGCCAGCTACAGAGGAACGATTTTCGTAAATCTGCGTCAGGCTATTCCGACTGGAACGACTGGTACGCTGCCTATCCTTTTCGAGACCAACGGCGTAACCCAAGCCGTAACCAAATTCAATGGTGAAGCATTAACGGTTGCAGACGTGCCGGGAACTGGAGTTGTTCAGCTCTGGTTTGAGAGAGACACTAACACCCTTCAGCTGATGACGGGTATTGTTTAACAAACAGAATAGATAATAGGAGATTACATTATGTTTCAAGGTTTAAGATCAAATTCTTTATTCTATGTCCTAGATAAGGGCGAAAACCCGAACTTGCAGATTGGTCAGGTTGTTTCGGTAAGCAATCCTCAGACGAAATACCCTACCTTCAACAATGGCTTCACGCCTCAGCCTATGGAAACTGTGGTTGATGTGAAGGTGAAGCTGAACGATGAGGAGGTGGATTTCAAGCAGTTACCTGCAAACGGGCAGATAGCCAACGACAAGAACCTTGTGGTCAGCGACAACAAGGAAGCCATGAGTGCGGAGGTCGATGCGATGTTGAGACAATCCAAGGCGATACTGGAGAGCGTAGATTACCATGAGAGAGTCGTTAAATCTTGTGAGGGAATGCTACTGCAGCTCAACCCCCAGATAGCCAAGGAGAAGGAACAGGCTGAGAAGATTTCCAAGCTGGAAGGTAAGGTTTCTGGCATGGAGGGCAAGCTTGACAGGATGATGGGATTGCTCGAACAGGCGATAAACAAGTAATCTCCTATCTATTCACTTTAAAAATCTTAGAATTATGATAATGGTTGAGATTACAGAAGACAAGTTTGATGGCTTGTATGAGAACGTGGAGAAGGGCTTGCGCTACTTTGGCAAGGCTATGAGCTGCCTTGATGAAATGAAGCGTGAAGGTAGACGTGAACGATACGGCGAGCGCAACCGCATGCCCGATTACAGAGGTCGTGGAGGCAGAAGTGGTATGCGAGAGCATGAAGAGTATGACGACATGCGCCAACGTGACGACAGAGAACGTGGAGAACGTGATTATCGAAGCTACGGCGACGAGTATTAACTAACTTGGGGTTTGGTAGTGAAACAGATTTCGTTACCAAACCCTTTTTAATATCAGAAAGATTATGGAAAGAAAATACAGACAATCTTTGAACGCCTACGATTATCAGCCGGAAGAAATGAGGGCATACCTGAGATACAATGGCTGGCACTTTAATAAGAAAATGTGTGAGTGGGCAGTAAAGCAGATGCGGAAGAATGGTAAGCCTATCCGCATGATGAGCAAGGATGATATTGAGGACATTCTGAAGAAGAACGATATTGTGTTAGATAATAATGTAGGCTATGATGCAGTTTATATCGCGCACATGTGTCTGGCAGACTTCTACGGCTCGTCTATCACAGAAGAAAAGCAGATGGCCCAGTTCATAAAAGACTACGTAGATGATGAGGATCAGCAGGACGGTTTCATCTTCAACCGATTCTATGCAGACACATCTTTCAATGGTGTGGGTATTCCTTGGGAAGAGATATTGTAGTTTATAGTTGATAGTTTAAAGTTTATAGTTTTGACTGAGCAGGAGATTTACTTAGAAAGGTTTGATTGGACCGTACATGTAATGTACGATGTTCACTCAAAGGATGCCATGAAGGTAAGAAGGTATCTTCGGGATTTGGGATGCGCCGGCATTCCTCTCGAAGATGCCTGTAATCTCGTGCTCGAAGGTGAAGCCAATAAAGGGATAACCTATTCCAATGTTGATATAAGAAAAACGGTGGTAGTAATCGGCTGGACCACTTCTAAAGCAGAATACATGAACAGCCTCAGCCACGAAATGCTGCATGTGGTTCAGCATATATCCGAGCAGTTCTTGATAAATATGTATGGAGAGGAGGCTTGCTACTTGCTTGGTGGATTGGTGCAGGCTTGCTGCATAAGAAAAGGGTGAATCTTTCGACTCACCCTTCTTCTTTATCTATACGGTTTACTCCCCATACTTTGGCTCCTCATACACCAAGTTATGCTCATCTACGTAATCCTTGGCTTCTGAGTATGTATCAAAATCTACTGCGGTGGTATTTACTGCTGGGAATACCTCAGCATTGTCACCTTCCTCTGTGAGAGGGAACATCATCTTAGTTCCCTCATGTACTACCTTGAACTTTTTTGTTAACTTATTCATATCTTGTTTCCTTTCTTTACATTAATATTGAACTTGGTACATTATGCAGGAGTGATTGAGACTGTGTAGTCTTTCTGCTGCAATGTTGTTATAGCTGCATCTGATGCTGATGTACGAGTTCCTTTGCATATAATTTTCTTAAACCAACTTTGACTTTGTGTATTTGCAACACATGCAGATTGGTCATTTAACATCTTATCAATGTCTGTTCCAAAATCAGCATATTGGATAGCCATAATCTGATGTGTTGTTGGGCGAGTTTGCTTCCATGTGCATGGAACAAAACTTGCAGAATCAAACCCCAATTGGCATCCATTTATTTGAGAAACTTCACCTTTAACAGTTGCAGGAGGAAAAAATGAATTAAATTTCGAGAATTTTTTTAATACAGAAATATCTCCATACATAGATGAGTTGCTCAAATCCAGCGTGTCTGAAAGACCATTTACTGAGTTTATACAAGAAATATCTTGCTTTTTTGTTCTATTCAGTTTTATATATCCAAAAGAACTTTCTTTAGAGAATCTTGCAAAATCAAAATTATCTTCGGAATTAAAACTAAATCTAGACTTTTCTGGTGAAGCAAATGCAAAACGGTTATAATCTCCTATTCCTTTGATATTTATAAATATTCTTAATTTGTAAATCGGAACTTTCAAACCTCCATTATTTACAACCTTAACATAAATACGGTCTCCCCAACTACCACCATTATATGCTGTTAATTCTTTAGTTGTTCCTAAGTTTTGTGCATAATTTTCATCTGTAAAGTACGCATCACCGAAGGTTCTAATAGTAGTGCCTTCGGTAAAACCTAGAGATACATCAATTTTTCCTTCTTGAGGAAGAATAACTAATTCTCCTATTTTTGGCAATGAATCATCATCAATAACTCCTTGCAATTTTGTTACTAAACATTTTTCCATAATTATATATTTTAATTGTTATACAATAGTTTCATATTCTTATAATCATATAATAAATTACCAATATGCCTTCCGTGAGAATCTGAATGACAACCAACTCTGTGTAATGAAATATATTTATGTTCTGTATCTACAGCAAATATATCAAATAAATCATCACTATAAGTATTTTCGATTCTATCAAAATTCCCAGTAAAGTCAAATTGTGGATTGTTAGGATTGCGACTACATCCAGCTGTATCTATTAAAATCTTTAATTGTTTCGGATAATTGCTAGATAAGCCTATTGCGTCTGAATGATGATGACCACACAACCAACATATAAATTTACCTGCTCCATACTCATCGTCATGGTCTGCCATGAATGCTTCTACCAAATCAGAATATTCTTTATTATTATTATCACCATAGTAAGAACTACTTGGTCTGTCTAGATTTGTAAAAGTACAATCAATAAGAGTGTCTATTTTTTGTGTATGAATCATACATATTACATTAAATCCTTTTTGTCTTGAATCTTCCAATATGTTCTTGAACCAATCAGCTTGCTCTCCTTTATCGACTGTATCACCATCAGGGAATGATTCAGAAGTATAGCTTTCCGTGTGTCCATCTGCATATTCTTTCTTGCAATATATAACATCTCTCCAATGATATACATCCAATGCTATTATTCTAATCTTTGCACTTTCATAATCTTTGTAGAAGTAGCATTTATTCTCGACAGAGTTTATTTTTGTTTCTGAAAGATATGGTTTAATAAACTTATCATAGCATTCTTTAGAAGAATATGTTGGGACATTATAAGCTACTATGTATTTTTTCACAATATTGCTTTGATTGTCTTCTTCCGATAATTCATATTCTCTGCTCCCTCCAAACACCTCGTGATTACCCAAAGCATTCAATATACAACCTGCACCATTTTCTTTCCAAAATGAGAAATTAGTTGTAAAGAAATTATTAGCATCACCTGTTGAGACAATATCATCAATGTATTCTTTATATTGGTTATAATACTTTATTATGCGCTCCAAACGTCTAGATACGCTATGAAGGTCAGAGAAATAAAGTAAAGTAAATTTTGGCTTAATGTAAGGACCACTCTCTACTGTATGGTATTTGAAATTAGCCAAAACTGGTTTTTCAGAGCGGATTGGATATAATGAAAGTATATCACCACATGCTATTTTATCAGACAATTCTTTGCTTCCAACAACTGTAGATATAATATCTTTATTTGTTGGTATAGAATTGCTTTCAAACTTATTAATAACTCTAGTTCCATCCTTTCTAAGACCTTCAATTACTTTACCATCTTTATCAGTCTTGACATATATGAACTCTGGGTTATCTACATATTCACTGGACATGCCTAAAGCCTTGATGTTACCACTAAACTCAGTATATCCATTAAGTACTCTAGTTCCATCCTTTCTAAGACCTTCAATTACTTTACCATCTGCATCAGTCTTGGCATATATGAACTCTGGGTTATCCTGCAAAGAGAAAACGTCAAGAAGTTCTTTGAGGTTGGTATCTATTGTACCTACATTTTCCTTCAATGACGCAAGGTCTGATTGAAGCTGAGATATAACTTGCTTCAAGGCATTGACTGCATGGATTTCACCAATAATTTGTCCGTCTCTTCTGATACCAAGGAGTATATGATTAGCAGCATCAAGCCAAACAGCGAAGAACTCTTCATTCTGCTCAACGTGATACATTTCATTGAGAGGATAATATGGCTTGCCAGTTGCTCTGTAGAAACCAAAGAGTACCTTGTCTTCTGAATCTACTATTGCTTTAAGAAACTCCTCATTTTCGATTACTCTAAAGCATTCCTTTACTTCATTTTCAATTAGAGACTTGCCTTCTTCTTTATCTACCTTTGTATCTTGAAGATTTTTAATATCTTCTCCTAACTTGGTGCTAACACTATTGAGATTTGTAAGGATGCTTGTAAGTGTCTGAGTATTATCAATACTAGCAAAGAAGTCCTTCAACTCCTTCAATGTGTCAATAGCACTTGTAGTATCATCATCACCCAATATAGTGGTAACCTTATCTGACAAAAGAGTTACTTGTGACTGCAATCTGTCCTCTACTGCACTTGTCTTGCCAAATACAGGAGTACCATCCCACTGAATACCGAAGAGAAGTTTGTCTTCTACATCTACCTTTGCAAAGATGAACTCTTCATTCTGAATGTAGCGGAAAGGAGTTTCTACTACCAATCCTTCCTCATCTTTTATAGCTGTCTTTTCAACAATCTCATCTACTGCACTCTGTATGTTAATTGCAGTAAGTTTTGACTTCTCATTATTATAAGTAACAGCAGTAGCTTGACTTGCACCACCAGTAGCAGCTATAGACTTAATAGTTTCTTCTATCTGAGTGCTGCGAGTCTGCAATAATGAAATATCTTCATCATTGGCAGTGATTTGTTGCTGCTTATCGTCAATCTGCGATTGCTTATCATCTAGCTGTTTCTGATGGTCTTTCAGTGTATCATCTACGTTTTGAATGGTTTCTACCAAATTCTCAGGAAGACCAGTAGCTGCATTGATAGTCTGACGAAGCTCTGGGTCTAACTTCTCTACACCGATGGTGTTGTCTTTCAACTTGTCTTTGGTGATGGAGTTCTCTGCTAACTTCTCATTGGTGATACTGTCATCCTGTAGCTTCTCGTTGCTGACAGAACCATCAGCCATTTTTTCTGTAGTAACCGACTTATCGTCTAACTTCTCGGTCGTAACATTCAGGTCGGCAATCTTTTCCGTAGTAACACCAGAATCTTGAAGCTTCCCTGTTGTTACATTTTGGTCTGCAATCTTCTGAGTAGTAACATTCCCGTCCGCAATCTTTGCTGTTGTTACAGAACAATCAGCCAGCTTTCGGGTGGTGATATTACCATCCTTCAACTTTTTTTCGGTGACAGACTGGTCATTGTAATCGTCAGTCTTCATCAACGGCACCATCGTACCGAGTTTCGGATCTTGTCTAAATGTAGGCATATTTAATTTGTTTTGGTTCTGTAGAAGTGAATATTTGAATTTGGACGGTATCGGGAATAACCGATATACGGAACTCGAAGGACTGGGTGTCCTTGTGGCGACGTATCGGGATGCTAGGGAAATTTCCCTTATCATCTGACTGACGGATAACCACCTTTCCTTTTTCCCTTAGCGTGATTCTTAGGAAAATATCACGGCGAAGAGTAAGGATTGGAGTTACCCACGCAAGTTCATTGGCATCGTATGTGGCTGTTACATTCTCCATATCGTCTTTATTTTGAGGTTTGATTTACGCCTAGCTGTTGCAGGGCGATGGTGTACATCTGGCTAGCTTTGGTATCATCGTAGGCTGAGAGGAGCAGAAAGGCGATATAATAGATGAAGGCATTCTTTAGTTTGTCTGGAATGGAAACATCTGTTGTGGAAACGTCTGTGCTCACAGACTTAGGTACACCTACATAGGTAATGACCGCCGTTGAAGTCTTTGGCTGCATGAGGATCTTGATTGGATTCTCTCGCATGATTGCAGCCTGTGGGCGATCAATGGTACCCTTGGCGGTATCGTCGTACATCATAAGAGCTTCATCATTGGTGTCCTCTACTGGTGTGACTGCCTTATACCAAGAAGCGCCACGAATGCGGTTGATTGTAATAATCTCCATATCGGAAGGCATGGTGATAACACCGATGTTGTGATTAGAATCAAAATCTGACACTTGAATTGTGTCGGAAGTCGATCCTATGCTCTTGGAATCGGACAGGACAGGCGAAGATGCAGCAGTAATAGCTATCCAATGCAGCGCATCGTTTATCTTCGACTTGATGATGTTGTCCATATACAAATCATCCTTCTCATCGGTGATTTCCGATGTGTTGTTGGATTCCTCGTCTATACACCAACGTACTGCCTTTATGATGTCTTCTACCTTCATTTCACCTTATTATATATTATGGCTTGTGATTTGGGAAAACAAAGTTGTGTTTTGTTGCCCATTCCAAAGCACTTGTCAAAGTCTTGAACTGTCGGGAACCCTCACGCTTGTCTTCCTCGTTGACAAAAGCTATCAAGTCTTCATCAGAAACGACAGAAGCAACCTCAATAGGTCCCTTTTTATTTTCTTCGGAAGATTTCTCTTCCAGTTCTGCAGCCTTCTTCAATTTATCCTCCAGAGTTTCCTCTGAACGGATGAGCTTAACGAGACCCTGTTTGAAGAGATCGCTGCTTTCAAGCAAATTCTGAGCGTACTCATTCTTCAAGATGATTTCCGGCTTCTGCTTGGTAATCACATTACCACGCTCGAAGTTGTAGCGAACTGTTACGCCATTCTTGCCTTGAAGAATATGGCTTACAGAATTTCTATTTGCATTATATCTATATACTTTAATCATATTTGCTAATAATTTATTTAGAACAACATGTGACCGGCACGAAGCCAGTCACTTGTTATTCGGTGTATTACACTAGGCTGCAATAAGCTGACCTGAGAAGAGTTCCCATTTGCCGCCCTTGTAGATGTAAACATTCTCCTTCTCGTACTTGGTTGGACCACTACCCTCGTAATCGGCTGTCAAAGCGACAATCATACCCTCACGAGGAGTCTCAGGCAACTTGCTCATGGAGATAATGTTGTTGATGACACCCGATGCACCAAGTGTAGAAATCTTATTCTCTGGACCAACAAGAATGCTGTTGTAGCCACGGAGAGCAACACAATCAGCCTCCCAGTGCATGTAACGCTTCGCCAGACGTGGATCGTAAGCATCCTTTGACAAATCGTTGGTGCGCTCCTTGCTCTTCTCCTTGACGTAGTGACGAGCACCCTTGAAGTCAGCACCAATCATGCAGTCTTCCAAATCCATGTAGTCGAGCGTGCTATCCCAAGCGAAGTTGAGAGTACCATAGCTACACTTGAACTGGTTGAAGGTGATGTCGAACTCCTTAACTGTAGAGAACATGACATCGCGACCCTTAGGAAGTTCAATCTTCATCAGGCGCTCAACAGCGTTCTTACCACAGAAGAGATACATGGTATCAGACTCAGCGAAGTCAGTGAACATCAGCTTAGCAATAGCGATAAGGTCAGCGAAGGTGTAGGTGTCGCCAATACCGTAAGAGTTGGTAAGCTGGTTGATGATACCCTCAGCAGAGTAAGCATATTCCTGAGCACCGTCCTTGGTTTCCATGAGGAACTTCAACTTAGTACCATAGAGGTAACTGCGCTCCTGACGAAGCAAGAACTTGGTGAGAGCATCTTCCTTCATGTCGGCAACGGTATGAGGCGCCTTCTTCTTGATTTTCTCGAACTCCTCGGTGAAGATGATAGAGAATGCACGCTTCTGCAAATAAACCTCCTCTGAGCGAGGCTGGTAGTTCTCAGGTGGAACGTTCATCTGACTCTCGGAGAGAATGGTAGAAGCACAGAGAATACGGCTGTTAGCTGGGATAGCTGGGCAGCCCATAGAGTCGAGGGTTTCACCAATAGTTCCTTCGGTCTCTGCCGGACCATTAAGCGCCTGCAAAGTAACCTCATCCTTCGTCTTATCAACAACCAAGAGATTCAATCGACCGCTAACCTTGGTCTTAGAACCACGCTCGTAACCGGCAACAGAAGGAACGATAACTGTACTACCCTTGTAGAGAGGAAGCAGAGAACCCGAGAAGTTAGTCTTGGTAAGCTTGATAGTGCCACCAGCTTCGACAGCTTCAATCTGCTTAGTAACAACACCATCGAGGGTATCACCACCGACACGGGCATGCTTCTTCTCGTAGCCATTACAAGGTACACTCTTTGTAATCTTACGGATAATCTGGAGCAAAGGAGTTCGGAAAGGGCGATATTTCTCTACCTCACTATCCCAATCCTCCTCGGCAAGACCACCCTTGCGAATCTGGGTTGCAGAAGCCTGCGTACCGGTCAAGTCCTGACCTTCTACCTTACCGCCTGGAGCCAACCGGTCTGATTTATCAGGATCAACAGGCTCAGTTGCCGCATCAGCCTTGGTTGAAGGTTCGTGACCCTCATCGCCAATCTGAGTAGTTGGCTCTGCGGTATCAGCCATAGCGAGAACGCCGCCGCCAGTAACCACGGCAAGAAGCATCAGAATCATCTTCATGATGAACTGACCGCTCATAAAATTCTTAAAACAATCTTTCTTCATTTTATACATATATTTATGGATTAATATTAATAAGTGAGACCTTCGAAGAATCCGCTCTTCGGCTCATTCTTCTTTTTGGCAGGCTTGTTTCCAGCGCCAGAACTAGAAAGAGAAGGAGGAATACCTTCGGTGCTAGAAGAGCGAACCTTATTCTGAATCTTCTCGTTTCTGGCTTGCATAGCCGCCTCTTCGCGCGCCGAAGTGATGTCGGAATCGTAGTTGTTGGCATTATGGAGCATCTTCCAAATATCATCTGAAATATCGCCACTCTCTACCTTGTCGTGAATCTCGTAAATCTGTGACCACATATCATGTGCTTCATCGGGATATAGATTCATCAGGCGTTCAAGCGACTTGCGCATGTTGGCAGTAACCTTCTCTGTAGCTTCGTTCTGTTCAGCCACGTCCTCATTGTGCTTGGCGAGAATCTCAGCGAGTTTCTTGCCGCCTTCAGGATCATCAAGCAACGTCTTTACATCAATGCCCAAGCGAGCCATCGCATCAAACGGATTGTCGTCCGGATTTTTCTCCATATCCATCGCCAGAGCAGCGAGCCACTTGTGCTTATCGAATACTTTAGACAACGCCTTACCGCTCTCCTCGTATCGTCCGAGCAAATCAGCATCATCATTCATTGCCGCATAACGAGCTTCCTTGTCTTCGAAGTCTATGTCGGAGTGACGCTTGGAGAAACGCTTGGAGAAAGCTGTACGATTAGGGCGCTCATCTACAGACGTTTCATCTGTAGCAGCCTCAGCAGGTGGAGCCTGTTGTGCGCCACCTTCCTCATTCATCTGTGCTAATTCTTCTTTTGTCATATCTCTATAATACTGTTTGAAACTTTCTGCAAAAATGCAAATAATTTGAAGAAGTTTTGCCGTGCTCCAACCTTGCGCTTGGCGGTTGGTTGGAACACGGCAAAGAAAGCCATGTTTTTGCCTATTTTTGCGCCTATAATTAATAATGTATAAGAAAATGGTAAAGGCAAGAATACTGACACTTAGCAAAGTGATGCCTCAACATAACAAGTATGACTCTGTTAAGGCTCGCAAGCGAAGACAAGAACACGGCAAGGACGAGGAGTTACTCAGCCGATGCAGAAATGCTTGGAATAACCTGAGCTGTGTGCGAGAAACGAGGGCGAGAACGATGCGCTACTGCATGGGCGACCAATGGAGCGACACCATCAGAGTATACCATCATGGCTACTGGGAAGAAATGACGGAGCGCACCTATATGGAAAGGCGCAACCAGACACCTATGAGCAACAACATCATGGTGAGCATTCTTGAATCTATTGCCGGTCTTTATGCCAAGCAGGGAACGGAACCGGTCTGCTTTGCAAGAGACAGCGACTCCCGACAACTGAGTGACATGATGAGTGCCACGATGCAATGCAACTGGCAGACAACGTACATGCAAGATGTGCTGAACCACGCTATTAAGGACTATCTTATGGGCGGCCAGATGTTTGTCAGAGAGAGTTGGGAGGCGAAGGAACTTGAAATGCCCGACTCATGGACAGACGCGATGGAACCCGACCACATGTTTTTTGAATGCGGAAGCGACCCACGACACAATGACGTGAGTCTTATCGGTGTTCTGCATGACGTGAGCCGAGAAGACTTGTATCAGAAGTTTGCCAAAAAGGAATATGGGCTTACGGAAGATGATCTGAATGCTATATTTGATATTTATCCTTCTGACGATAACAGCTACGGCTATGAGTTTAACGAAGAGAAGGCGTTGGAGAATCTCTGTTTCGACCATAGCAACAAGGGAAGACATTACTCTAGAGTGATTGAGGTGTGGACCACGGAGACCAAGCCAAGACTGCAATGCTTTGACCCTATTGCGACCACAGGAACCGGCGCTTACTTCCGCATAGACTTGGATGATACTGCGATGATACAGAAGCTGCGCAACGATAACATGAAGCGCAAGCAGCAGTATGACGAAATGGGTATAGCGGAAGAAGACAGAGCTTATATTACAAGCGAGGAGATTGCCGATAAGTACTGGTACTATACTTATATGGCACCAGACGGAACTATCCTCTGTCAGGGAGAAACACCATACGACTATAAAAGCCATCCATTTACAATGAAGCTCTATCCGTATATCAACGGAGAGATTCATCCATTCCTTGCCAACATCATAGACCAGCAGCGATACATCAACCGACTGATTGTGATGAACGACATGGCTATCAGAAGCAGTTTCAAGGGATTCAAGATGATTCCTACAAATGTGCTTAATGGAAGAACGCCAGAGCAGTTTATGGAAGAGGCGGTAGAGTATGACGGATGGATATTCTACAAGCCATCGGTGAAGACGCCGAATGCGAAGCCGGAGATTATTACATCGAATGCCGTGAACATCGGTACGAATGAACTGTTGCAGATAGAGCTGAACCTGATTAGAGAGGTTACCAACGTGAGCGGAGCTTTGCAGGGTAAGACCCCATCGGCAGGAACATCGGCAGCCAGATACGCACAGGAAAGCCAGAATGCAACTACGTCTCTGTATACCATCCTTGCCGACATGGACGTGTTTACGGAGAAACTGGCAACCAAGAAGTGCATGACTATCCAACAGTACTACGAAGACGGAAGAAAAGTTTACGACCGGAACTTCAACACGGTTTACAAATACGACCGCCTTTCGGCAAGAGATATTCACTTCAAGATCAGCATCAAGAATGCAGCAGCTACGGCAGCATTCAATACGATGCAAAATGATACGCTTGACAAGCTTCTTGAAATGGGCGGTATCAACATCATCCAGTATCTGCAGAACCTCAACGCACCATTTGCAGACAAGTTGCTTGCCAGCGTACAGGAGCAGCAGGCTCAGCTCGAACAGATGTATCAGCAGCAACAGGCAATGGCTATGCAGCAAGGTGGCGGTCAAGTAGAGAACGGAATTGTGCAGGGTGCAGACCAGAATGCGGTAGCACAGGCACAGAGTGCATTAGGATATAACAGAGCAGCATAAGGTATGGCAGAAGAAACAAAATTAGTAACAATCAGCATGGAGTCCATCGAAGGTGATGTGACGAAGCAGGTTTCAGTTATTGCAAAGAGGCTGAAAGACAAGGATGGTGTTTCTCTGTTTGGAAGCACAACCCTATCATCTGTAGAGAAAATGGTGATAAGGCAATACATCGAATCAGCGGTTCGAAGTTTTGCCGGCGAAATGGCACCAGTAGTAAAAACCTATCTGGACTCTTCACTTCCTGCATCAGTAACTTTCAATGTGACCCGACTGAACGAAGGACATAAGAATGCTTTCGAAAGTTGCTTTATGGGATATGTAAGGGCGTACACAGCCTACATGGTGCTAACTTTGAGCAGTACAGAGCAAGCAAAAGTGTACTCAGAAGAAATGAATATGCACTTGAAGGCAGCAATACGGCTTGTATTCGACAAGATGCCACCTCATACATCAGTAAAGACATTGAAAGACATGACTGGTTCCATAGAGAACGAGCCACAGTTAGAAACCATTAAACAAGGATAAGCTATGATCATAAAATTTCAAATTATCAAATCGGTAGTGATTGAGGCAGTAAAGTCGACAACCTACCTGAAAGCAAAGATAGACAGTTCTACTGACGAAAGAAACATCAAAACTGGTTTTCAAGAGGCAGCAGGTGACGATGAGGTACATGAAAGAACGCTAACGCACGACTTTCAGACAGCCTTAGAAATGACAAAGACCATTCTTGCAGAATATATCGTTCCTACTGCACAAACAGTAGGAGATAACATCATCTACTACAACGACAAAGATGATGATATAGTAGAATTTGTTCTGAACGCCTCACGAAGATGCAACGGAACGCTGACCGATACTCTGGCACGACTGGTGGCAAAATACGTTGAGGACTACATGATTTATCAGTGGTGGTTGAAGACTACCAATCTGAAACAGGCAGAGCCATATCAGGCTACACTTGCACTGGACGAGCAGAGCATCAGAAGATGTTTCGTATTGAGTGGTCCGTCAGTTCCTACTGTTCCTTACACACAACATCTGACCGCCAAGGTGGACGGAAGCGAAGAGGACGGAGAAGTAACCATACGTATTGACGATATGGAAGTTACCCTATCCTACTCTATTGACGAAGGAACCATTGATGATATTGAGGCAAGAAGCAGCAACCCTAGTATACTGGAAGTACACAGAAGTCAGGAGCCACATGCTTTCTGGCTGAAACCTATCAATACAGGTGTAGCAATCATCACTCTGTTCTCCAGACACAGCGACAAGCTGAAAGTGGAAGTAGAAGCAACCGTAGCAAAGGAGGTATAAGATGGAGTTTAACAAATTACACCCAACACATTTTATCCGAGAGAGAGGATGGAAGCCCGAGCCAAATCCTTTCTTGCCGAAGCCTCGAAGAGCAGGGCACGGCTATTGGGATAAACACATCTTTATCTATGCCACCCAACTCTGGTATGATATAGATGCAAACACCAACATGGTAGGACGAGCAAGACGGAACATGAAGGACGCGCAAGGCGAAGATATTCCGACAAGCGAGAACGATCAGGAACGTCCGCTCTTCTACCGATGGTTTGAAAAGTATATTAATAAGGTGGAAGCGAATCTGTCTGCCTATGTAATGAAACCAGAAGGAAGGGTAAGAGATAATGCCCTGAGAGAATGGGATGAGAAGGAGATATGGCTGAAATTTCCCGACTACTGGGATGATACCAAATATGATGCACTCGTCAAGCTGATACACGACTATATCGTGACCGGTGCGCTATACGAATACTTTATGCGCACTTTAACGAGCAAGGACCCTCTGACAATAGACCAGTTGAACCAACTGGACGAACTGGAGATAGACATCATAGACTGCGCCAACTCAACCAAGCCGGGCAGCATGATTCACACGTTGAAACCCTTCGGATAATAAAACAGCGAGCGTATGGAAGATTTTGAAATGGATGGATTTAAGTCTGTAAGGGAGATACAGAAAGAGAAGAAGGAGAAGGTAAAGAAACTTCTCCCTGCAAGAAAGAGTGCCCAAAAGGAATATATACGTGACTGGCTGGCAAGGAGCCAAGAGCAGTTTGAGGATTGTATGAACCAACTGGCAGAGTATGATCCTAAGACGTACGTCACCATCTACAAAGACCTTACCAAGCACATGATACCAAAGCAGACAGAAGTAAGCGTTACCCACGGAATAGATGCAGACTTCAAGCAGCTTATGGCACTCGGTATGACAACCGTAGAGGACGAAGACGAGGCAGACGTACTGGATATAAGCAAAGCACCCGAGATACAGGATGCAGATTTTGAGGAACTAAACGATTCAACGGATGGCTCTAGTAACTGAACAGGAAATAGATAATCTCGTAGCGGAAAATCAGGAGCGATACGATGAGATTTATGGCACCTACGACCCTATGACAGGAGAAGGTTGCTATAACTTTGAACATCGTGTGCTGATAGAACTATCCGATTTCTTCATTCCTAAGATGTGGGTTCCGAAGAAGACCGCCAAATCTGTTCTGTTCAGAGGTCTGAGAAAGATGGGCAGCCTAAAAGACTACATCAACTATGTGGCGCACCAGAAGGATGATGCCCAGCATTTCCAAATGCTTACCTTTGCCATCTGTAGGGTGAGGTTCATGGAAGACCCAGAGTTTGCCCTATTCGTGACCGATAAGATTGAGGATAAGAAGACCGGTAAGATGATTCCTTTCAAGCTGAACTATCCTCAAAGAAAGCTACTGAAGATTATGGAGGACCTGCGGAATGCCCACAAACCGGTGTTCGTGGTTATTCTGAAAGCACGTCAGTGGGGCGGCTCTACCCTATCACAGCTTTACATCAAATGGATTCAGGACTATAGGCGCGATGGTTGGAATGCTATTGTGCTTGCCCAACAGAAGAATACTGCCAAGAAGATTAAGGCGATGTACCGAAAAGCTTTGGAGCGTCAGCCGGGGTGGACCGTGGGGCATCCGGGCGCAAAACTCCAGTTCTCGCCATACGAAAATTCTCCTGACGATTTCCAAGTAACGGATGGTGTGAAGGCAATCAGACGAAGTACGCTGACGGTAGCATCCTTCGAGAACTTCGATTCTGTGCGTGGTAGCAACTTCCACTGTGCTCACTATTCGGAGGTAGCCTATTGGAAGAAGACACCAGAGCATGATCCTGAGGGTGTGATTTCTTCTATATCCGGTGGTATCGACCCATTGGAAGACAACGTGGAGATATTCGAGAGTACCGGTAGAGGTAACTCTGGTTTCTTCTACGACAAGTGCCAGTTGGCAATGGACCCAAAGAATAATGATGCTTATTCGTTCCTCTTTATTCCTTGTTTCTTCATCGAAAAGGATATGACTCCTGTAGAGAACAGAAGGGCATTTGCTAAGTGGCTTTTGCAGAACAGAGACCGAAGCACCTGTCCGAAGGGCTATCGTGAGACAGGAAAGTTCTTCTGGCGAATGTGGCAGAAGGGTGCTTGTTTTGAGGCGATAGAATGGTACAGAAACTACAGAAACAAGTTTACCACACATGCGGCATGTGCTACCGAGGCTCCTATTGATGAGGAAGATGCGTTCAGAAACTCAGGTAGACTGGTATTCAATCCTTATTCTATAGACGACATGCAGGCTATGTATAAGCAAGACCCTAAGTTTACTGCCGACATCGTGGTGAACATCAGCGTGAAGGATGATAACACCATTCCGAACTCGAAGGTGAAACTGAGAGACGATGGCGATGGAGACTTGAAGATTTGGGCTGTTCCAAACTGCCTGCAAGTGGAGAACAGATATTTGGTGAGCGTGGACATTGGAGGTAAGAGTACTACATCTGACTATACCGTTATGACCGTGATAGACCGATTCGGTATGATTCCTACGGTGAAGGGTAAACCAAAGGTGGTAGCGAGATACAGGGGACATGTTAGACATGATAAGCTGGCATGGATGGCTGCTGCCCTAGCCCATTATTATGATGATGCGCTGCTGGTAATAGAGAGTAATACGGCAGACCGAGAGAAGAACAATAACACGGAGGGTGATCACTTTCTGACTATTCTGCAGGAGATAGCCGACTACTACGATAATCTGTATCAGAGAACGAGCAGTTCGGAGAATGTGGAAGACAACGTACTGGCGAAATATGGTTTCCAAACCAACAAGCTGACGAAGCAACAGGTGATTGATAACTTGGAAGAGTTTATTGATGATAACCTGTATGAGGAGCCAGACAAGGAAATGTATCATGAGTTGCGCATCTATGAGCGACATGATGATGGAAGCTTGGGTAATATCGTGGGTAACGGAAACCATGATGATGTGGTAATGAGTACCGGCATCGGTCTCTTTGTGAGTCTTACGGACATGGATAAGCCTAGCTGGAAGAAAGCGGAAAGAAGAAGCCGTGGTGGTGATGGTGTTCATACGGCGGCGAAAATTTAGGGGAGTGTTGAATGTTGAATGTTAAATGTTGAATTATTATGGAAAGAAACTTAGAAAGACAAACTTTGAGCTTTAGCAAGGGCATGACGAATGTTCCTAGCGACTTGCTTTCAGATGATTCTGAACTGCTAGAGAGTGACGGATTTATCTTTAAGGATGGAGAAATGAAGGCGGTGCAGAATCCTGTAAAGATTGGTGAGATTGCGGGGCAGAATATCATGTACGTTCACAAGATGGCAGACTATGAGAATATCATTGCTTATGATGGTACGGAAAACATATACTGGTATACCAAAAATGATAGTGGAAATATCGTAAGCCCACCCGATGGAGTAACGAAAAGTTTCAATGTAGGAACCGTTTATGATGTAAAAAGTATAGGTAATACTTTGGTTTGCGCCACCAGCGAAGGTCTTCACTATTTGCTTTTCAAAGGAAACAAATACAAGAATCTGGGTAAAGATTTGCCTCGTTTAGATTACGATTTTACTTTTGAACGACCAACAGGTAACTACAGACAGGAAGAAAGCGGAAGAACTTTATGTAATGCCGAGAATGCTGTTGAGACAAAAAAAGGAGAGAGCTATTTCAACCCCTTAAACCATAAGTTTATTCAGGCTGGCGGCGTAAAACCAGATGGTAGTGAAACCGATTCATATACAATGTTCAGCGTAAAGATATCAACAGACTCAAAATATGAGAATGAGTTTCAAGAAACCATCCAGGGGCATGTAGCGCAAGCCATAAACTGGGTTAAGAGCAAGAACATGTTTGCCTTCCCATTTTTTCTAAGATGCGCTTTCCGTATGTTTGATGGCTCATACTGCAGAATAACCACGCCTATAATCTGCTATCCTACAGTGAATAAAAACTGCATGTTCAGTGCTGCTTTTTTTGACGATATATTCAAAACATATTATGATCTCCATGGGATGGATAGTGCACAAAGTATGTTCTACTTTATTGAATACAGAGAGCTACTGTTTCGGTTTGAGTCAATATCAAGTGACTGGAGTGATATAATCAAGGAGATTGTGGTTTTTGCGTCAGACCAAGTTGTGCCATTCTATATAGATAAAGGTTGGCATTTTGAAAGCCCGAATGGTATACATAATAAGTATGCTTATGCCAATTTCGGTTATAAAACTTACGATGAAAAGCTCTTTAATTACGACGTGGATGGCTTTACGGGTACATACAACTCATATACCAGATCGGTACATGACGAGCTTCTTCCGAAATACAAGAGTGATAATCAGATTATATCCGAATTACTCTCAAAAACAGTTTTTTACAAATTATTCACAGTTCCAATAAGTGGCGGTTATATTGGTGGTAGCAATTATCATTACACCGTTACCGGCAAGGGTGGAGAACCGGCATTTATCAGTGATGGGACATTGGAGAACCTTCTGGAGCAGGAGCAACTGAATGTGGATGATTACTACGGATGGGCATCTTTGAGTGCAGAATCTATATACAATTATAATGGCAGACTGAATCTTATTGGAACAACACGAACTCCTTTTGCAGGTTTCGCCAAATTTGTAGGAAAAGACAGGTTTGAGGATGACGCATTTCTTATGTTTACGCACATCGTTTCAGATAAATGTGATACATGGGTTGAAAGAAGTGTTACTGCAGATAAAGATTTTCTGCAAGGATGGCTGTTTTACCCAGACCCGAATGCTACGGAGGTTATTTTTCACCATGCAGGGAAATATATCAGAATTAATCTAAATGCACATCCTAGATTAAATGGCGCTTATACGTTTCCTGTACTTCCACCAAATAAGCCGCAGAAGTTTACAGAAATCAGTGAAAGCGAATTGCTAAAGATTGTAACAAGCGTAAATGATAAAGAAGATTTGAATTCTCAGATTTTCACTTCTGTAGTCAACAACCCATTTGTATTTGAGGCATCTGGAGATAATACGGTTGGAACAGGAAAGATACTCGGAATTATTGCCAACACAGAGGCGGTAAGTCAAGGTCAGTTTGGTCAATATCCATTGATGGTATTTACGGACGAAGGTATCTACGGCTTGTCGGTTAACTCAGAAGGTCTCTATAGCAGAGCCTATCCAATATCAAGAGAGGTATGTAATGAGGATTCTCCACTGGTGCCGACGGACAGGCTTGTGTTCTTTGCTTCAAAGAAAGGACTGATGGCGGCAATCGGTGGAAGCGTAGCCTGTATGAGCGAGCAGATGAGAGGAAGAGTACCGAGGAACTTTGCGACCTTCGGTGAAGGCAAATTCATGGATTTTCTGAAAGGATGCCTTATCGCCTACGATTACAGAGACTCCATATTGAGAATATTCAGCAAGGGGAAATCATACCAATACATATATAATATGGTGGATAAGACCTTCTCAATGGTGAATAGCGGCATAGAGGCACAGGCTGTAGTGAATGATTATCCGGATAATCTGATACAAGATACTAACGGAAACGTCTATTCACTTACGTCAAAGCCGGACATCAACGAAGATACAGAAAGCTATAGCGGCTCATTTACTACCAGACCTTTAAAGCTTGGCGGCAGCATGACGTTGAAATCGCTGAGAGCGGTGAAGCATCTGTTTGATTCGGACGAAGGTACGGTAGGACTGGAGATATACGGAAGCAACGACTGCAAGCACTGGTGCAAGCTGCCAAGCTTGGCTGGTAAGCCTTGGAAGTACTTTACTTTTAAGTATACGCTGCAGAACTTCAAGGCTGCTGATGCCTTTGCTGGGAGTATAGTGGAGGTACAAAGCAGACGAGAAGACAAAATGAGATAATTCTTTCATACGCGCTAATTTATGATAACATGAAAAAGGCGGCTGCTCATCACGAGTGGTCGCCTTTAAAATGAGTTACGAAAAACATTTCGAAAACATGATTCTCTTTATATGTGTATTATCTGTTTTTGATATTATTTATGAAATACGATACGATGTAGCCTAATACGAAGCAGTAAAAATGCAGGAGTCCGTTGACATTCGGCACGGCCATGGTGCAAATAATGAACGGCATCGCTTTCTTTAATGCCTCTTTCCATCGTCCTGTCCTACCCCACATTGAACCAAAGGATGCAAATAAGAAACCGGAAAGCCCCATTGTAGGCTGACTAACATACATGGGCAGCAGACTAGCGACAGAGGCAACAGCCAGAGAAGTGACTGGTTTCATATCGTTCTTTATCTGCCAAAGCACCAGAAGGTTTACGGCAAGATGAAATCCGTTGACATGGAAGAAGCTATACAGGATATGGTTCTGCCAAGGACAACCAGGATAGAAACCGACGTGGCAAGTACACAGAACGAGGCAGATGATGCTAAGCACCAGCTTTGTTCGAAAGTTTCTTCTTACGAATGTCCATTTCTCTGTAATTTTTTCCATACTTCTTATAGTAAGCGAAAATAAACTTGAGATTACTCGGCTGGATAAAGAACTCTGGTGCAGGCTCAGAAACAAGGAACTGGCAGATAAACCATAAAGATTTTCCCACAAACTCCTTTCGCTGCGTCATTTCGTTCATCCTGTTGAACAGCGTATAGTACAACTTCTGCCGAATCGGCTTCATGCTATCCACCTTTGAGAAATCGCCGACTGCCATTCTGCGGAGTATATCCCAAGCTCTTTTGGGAGAAACGTAGTATCTAGGAGCAGGAGAATGGACTACCTTTTCCCAAGCCTCCTGTTGGGAATGGCAATTAGGAGCTATCTCCCGATACGCCTTCATCAGATCATCCCTCTGTCTGTCAATCAATTCGTAATTTGCTCTTGCCATATAAATGCTGCATTAAGATGTTGCAAATATACATATTATTTAGAATATAACCAAATAAGCGCATAAAGATTTAAATAAGTTTAATATTAGACTGGTTTTCATGGTGTTACGAAAGAAAAAGTTTAATTTTGCAACGAAATAATATATATATACTAATAACTGTTAGTAAAAGGTGAAATCAAACTTAAATTCGTAACAAAAATGAGAACAAAACAGGAATCGCCTCTCTCGGAAGAGGAGGAAGCATTAGTTATGGAAGGATTATTGAGTAGGAAGATTTGGAGGTTCTATGAACTTCTATCGAAGTGGGCACCCATCCCATTGATGCTAGGCCACTGGTACGGCGTATGGGACTATGGGCATTATCCCTAGACCAACAGTACTAGATACCGATTTCAACGGGAACTGCATCATCTGGATTTATGTACTGGCATACATTTATATGCCACTGACCATGATACCGGTAAGTTTCTTCTTCAGATACTGCTGGATTTTCCGCATTCCGTTCTTCTATTTTTTCGGTATCAACGCTATCAGATTGTATTATCAGCACTGGCTCATCACTCCCGAGCAGTTGGAGATGCACCATGTGTTTATCATATTCACTTTAATGCTTTACGCTTATGGATTTATCAAAATCGCTCTATCGAATAGCAGAATCTGCCTTCGGGATGCTAAGAAACGATGAGTGCGGGTTTACAGAGGAAGAAGAGAGGATTGTGCAGAGAAATCTGCTTTACTGGATGGAAAGGAAGCATCACTTTGACGAGCAACTGGGCAGAGCCTGCATCGCCAACATCTATTATTTTGATGATGATGTTCACAAGAAGTATGCTCCTTACTTCGGGTTTGATGAGTTGAAGGAGGATTATGACCGGCTATCTTGGAACATACCGGACTACAACTTCTGGGATTTTGCGGTAACGATGAACAAGATGTATGCTGACCATATAGACGTGGTGGGCAAATGGTCGAAGAATAAAGATACTACCAGAAAAAGGATTTCGGAACTGGCTATCAGTTTCCTCTGTGACGAATCGACAAACCACCCTACAGATAAAATCTGGTGGTACATGAATAGCTAAGTTGGAACACGGCAAAAGCTATTGAAAAGCCTTTTATCTTTGTAGCCATTAATCAAAAATAATGGTATATGGCAGAGATAGTACATACATTTTTACAAGAGCACCTGTACAGATCGGCATTGGTTATTGCCATCTGCATGGGTGCTCTTATCATTTCTATGGGCGTGGACCTGTTCTTCGGAATCAAGAAAGCGAAAGAGAACGGACTGGCTACGACAAGTACAGGATTCAAGAAGACTTGCGACAAGGCGAGGAAATACTTCTCTCCCTTCATGGTGACGGTCTGCATAGACCTGATAGCCTGTACGGTTCTCCCCTTCCCTGTCTTCTCTATGATTTGGGCAGGCTATTGCGTGTTCTGTGAATTTGTAAGCGTAAGGGAAAAGAGCTGGCAGAAGGCCGAGATACGGAAGCAGGAGAAGACTGTAAGTATTCTTCTGGAGAACAAAGAAGACTTGGCTAGGGCTTTTGTTGAGATTATGAAGGAACAGGGAAAGGAGGAGAAGAAATGAGACTGATTAAGAGAATTTTTGTTCATTGTTCTGCCTCTTCTCAGAAATGGGGCGTGAAGGAACTTTGGGATGAGTTTAAGCGCAAAGGCTGGAATAACCCCGGCTACCATTATGTAATTACTGCTGATGGTGGGATTCACCAGATGCTTCCGGTAGAAATGGTTAGCAACGGCGTGAAGGGATATAATGCTACGGCTATCAATGTGGCTTATGTTGGCGGCATCAACAAGAAGGGAAAGGCGGTAGACAACAGAACAGAGGAACAGAAGAAATCGCTTATCACTCTGCTCACTCAGCTAAAGAAGAAATATCCGAATGCTGAAATCTTAGGGCACAGAGATATTTCTCCAGACAAGAACCATAACGGCGTAGTGGATCCTTGGGAGAGAATCAAGGAGTGCCCTTGTTTTGACGCTAAAGTTGAATACAAAGAGATATAGCTTATGAAATGGTACGACATAAGGTTTTGGAAATGGGCTTGCATCGGCTTGGTGGTTGGAATTATCCTATTAGCGTTTACTGGATGCAAGACGAAGGAGTATATCAAAGTTCCTTCTGTTAGAACTGAATACGTATGCAGGACAGATACTTTTGCTAAGTTTGATAGTATCTACATGAAGGATTCGGTGTATGTTTTTCAGAAGGGTGATACGGTTTTCCATAACAAGGTGGTTTATCGGGACCGGTATCATAATATATATAATGTGAAGACGGACACAATCATCAAGACGGATTCAGTAACCGTGCCTTATCCTATAGAGCGGCAACTGACGAAGAACGAGCAAAGGCTGATGTCGCTGGGCAGATGCTATATCGCATTTCTGTTCATACTGGCGGCTTGCGCGATAGGGTTTACTCTCTGGTACAGAAACAAAAAGTGCTAGCTTATGGCGAAGATTAGCGAAGAACTGCAGATGATTGATTCGCTCCTGATGGAATTTCATGAGCGGATTCAGAGCGGAAGATGTCTGACGAGTAGTCTTCAAAACAAAATGATGTTGAAGTTCTTGCACGAAATCGCCAATAAGGACGAGCCTATCAGCAAGGCTGAGGCATGTGGCTATGTTCATGTTTCGAGGGCTACCTTTGACCGGCTTGTGAAAGAAGGCAGGCTGCCAAAGGGTAAAAAACGGAAAGGATGGACCGAGCTAGTTTGGTACGAAAAAGATTTAGATGAATATATAGATAGATTGGTATAGATTTTACTTTTTTTTCATTTTTGTTAGTTGTGTTAATTAGGTAGTAGATTGTTTCATTGCAAAAAGAAATCCCCACTCGGCTGTGATAGCTGGGTGGGGATTGTGGGTTATTTATTTCATAAACGCCATCCAAATTGTTTGGTTCTTGATGGTGGTACGATGTCCGAATATCGGTTTGTAATCGGTGATTGCCTTTAGCACATCACTAACCTTTATCTGTTGCTCGTTCCACTTAAAAATGAGCGTTCCGTTTGTTTTCAGCACCCTCATGCCCTCATGGATAGAATCATTGATGAATGCTTGCCAATTTTCGGGCAGCTTACCATATTTCTTGCATAACCAAGAGTTCTTTCCTACTTTTAGCAGGTGAGGAGGGTCGAAAACAACCATATTAAATGTTTCATCTTCGAATGGCAAATTAGTGCAATCGGCTATCATATCTGGTTGAACGTCTAATTTGCGTCCATCACATAATGTGTCGTGATATTCTCTTATGTCGGTAAAAAGTACCTGTGGGTCCTGCTTGTCGAAATAAAACATACGAGATCCGCAACACATATCTAATATTCTTTGCTTCATACGCTACTTTTTTTAACTAAACTTATCGCCTTTGTGATGCGGTGGTCTATACTTTTATGTGTAAGCATCAAATTGTGTTTCATCTTCCAATAAGGAAGATTTATTACATGAAACCAATGACTGTTCTTTTTCATCAGTAGCCTTGCTTTCATTATCTTCTTTGCCAATCTAATCTTCATACGCTATTTATTTTTCAGTTCAACCTATTCGATAAGAATGTTACAATCATCCAATTCTATACAATCATGCATCCAATCTTGGATAAATGCGTGATGCGAACTATCTCTTTTTCTTTACTCATTGCTTATCCTACTTAGTAATTGATAATCTTCTGTGTCTTGCGAACCTTGGCAAAGAAATCGGTGATTTCTTGTGAAGTTGCTTCTCTACAGCAGTCTCCTTTCATCCAATTACCAATACCATTGGATTTCCGAATCATTCCATCAGAATCCTCACCAATTATCACACCATATCCATCAGCGTTAACAAAACCATCATGGATAAACACTTTGCCATCACCATCAACTAAGATAGCACCTGCTTTAAATTCACTTAATCTCATATTCTATTCTTTTTTTACCCTCTCCCTTTTGCAGGAGAGGGTGGTTAGTTATTAAAAGCTCATCAAGCTATTTTTTTGAATACTTCTTTATTCATAACATATCTGTTTAAGGTTAAAGGTAAACTAAATCAAACATTCCGGCTTGATCTCCAACTTTAAATATGATTTTGTTTGAATGGTTTATACTTCTGATAAACTCAACTTCAGCATCATCTGGCTGATTTCCAATTATTTCCTTTAAATGTTTTATTTTCATACTCTATCTATTTATGCCCGAAGGCGTTAAACATCAAATCTTTCTGTCTTGATGAGTTATTATCTCACACTCATTTCCTCTACGATTCCAATAACCGCATTGGTAACATTTTCTTCCGTAGAAAGGACAATGATAATTTACTTGTGTTGCTACACTCATACCTACACATCCATTTCTGAGTTAAGTCCTAGACCGAAGAGAAGGTGCTGCAACTGATGAACATACTTAATGTATGCAATTGGTTTACATACATTATTGTCAGTAAACGGATATACATCAAACTCATCACCGATACCTTTTTCTATGTAGATAGGAAAATATCCATATTCTTCAATATCGGGTTTTGTATATACTAGATGACTATTCTTTACTCCTCTGCTCATCAATTCTTCCTTCCATCCATTCTTCTCTAGAATCTCAAGAGTGAGATTAATAGGTAATATATCTCTGTCTGCAACAAAAGCAGTTTTTGTACTATTAGTTGAAATCAAAGCATAACATATCTTGTTATGAAGAAAGTTTTCTTCAAAATTAACAATAGTATAAGTATTGGTTGCAAACTTTACCAAATCTCCTGGAATGTATTCTAATTTATCCATACGCTTTACTTTTTAATTACTATCTAGTTCTGACATAAAAGTTACTATAAAACCACAAATAGTAATGAATGCAAATATGCCAATAACATCTTCCTTAAACAGAAAGTAACTGTACACTTCTAACACTCCTATCAATAAATAAGTGATACTTACAAGAAGCAGTTTAAATACTTTCATATTATTATTCAATTAAAACGCAATTCTATAGTACTTTCCTTTCAGAGAAGGTTTCTTACTGATAATGAACTTCTCTAAATCTTCAAAATCTATTGGGAAGAGCGCACAATATTTATACTTTAATGTGCAGATGAATCTTCCGTCGAGCATAACATCAAAAATAAAAGTCTTCATATCTATCCCTCCTCATTATTTTTTAAAGATTTCATCAAGAATACTTCTGAAATTTGGATTATCAATCACAGCTTGTGCATCTGCTTCTCTTCGAAAATAGACGCAGCCATAATTTGATTCTAATCTAGAATCCACAAACAAACGTTCAGGTCTGTCAGACTTTATGATAAAGTATTTATTTTCTCCTATATTACCCCAGTCTGGCTTCCAATCACCGTTATAATAACTAGCGATGTTCATGAGCTTGTTTATTGCATCTAGCTTATTCTGATTCTTTTTCACTTCTGAATAATCAACTTTCGCAATTATAGAAGACCTTACATCATTAAAATTGATGAATTTCTTCTTGAACATTATAACACCAGTCTTCAAATCGCTGTTCTCAACATCTATCTCCATTCCTCTAGGAATATTAATAGTTAACTTATTACCTATGATTTCTACGATTTCCATACTTATCACTCCTCTTTAGTTTCATACTCCTGTTGCAGATTCTTGACCTCGCTAACGAACTTACTGACATCAATATCACAATCAATTACCTCTTGATGGTTTTTGATAGCGTCTTCTATCAGATGGGTGCATTCTTCGGTAAAACCACAGATACGATCACCTTCGATGGTGTAGAGATACTTGTGTGTGTTATAGTAAGCACACTGGCAGAGAGATAATCCCTCTGAGTTGAGGCGGTCCCGTACATCGGGATTGTTGATGCGAAGGACCACCATCTTACATCTACTAGAATAGTACTTGCGGTATTTGATGCGGTCTGCAACAATGATTGCTATAGCTACCAACCACAGGATAGATAGCACAATGATAACATCTATTTGAATTGTATTCATAACTTTAATTTTTTATTGTTTGTTTATCTTAAGTCGGTCATTCTTCCAGGATTTTGAATGTTCAGTTCCTTGTTGACATCATGTAGGCTGACGGATGGTAATGTATGCTTATCTGGGTCTAAACCATTCGACTTGCAGTAGTTTCTCCATGCCTCTATGCCATGAGGTTTCTTCGCATCCTCTATCGCTTTCAGTCGCTCTTCTTCTTCTCTGCGCTCGTCCTCTACCCTTCCACGCTCCTTCAGAAGGTCTGCCTCGTAAGCTATCAATCCTCTCATAATATCTTGAGGATTGATGGTTTTACCGTTGTTGATGAGCTTGTTGTATTCACCATTGGTGAAGGCTACGAAGAAGTAATCAAGTTCGGCAGGTGTAATGTAGAAATACTTTGTACAGATACGATGAGCAAGCAAGTGAATCTGATAATCTGTCGCATTATCGTAGGCGCCCAGATAATATAGAAGGTCTATCAGTCGTCCTGTTACCCATCCTATGAGGTCTCTGAGTCCACCACGTTTCTGAATATCCAACATGGTTTCCTTATTCTTCTTTATAGCCTCAGTTAAGGTTGCAGGACGCTGATAGTTTGCCTTATCCCTGATGATAGGCACTCGCGATGAGTCGGGCAGCGCGCTCTGAACGTTGGATATTCCGTTGTTGCTCATAATCTTGCTTTTGAATAATTTCGTCATTCCAGCACTCGCCATTAAGATAAGTGAGTGGGTCTTTTCTGTATACAGGGTCGGGCGTGGATGCTACATAGAGAGGAGTTGCTTTCATACAAGCTACCTTATCATTTAAGCTTAACTTCTTCCACTTAGCCTCTGCCTTCTTGCGGCCTCGTTTTTTATTGTATGCATTCCACCATTCCTCAAAAGGAGGCTCGAAGACCAACATCTGTTTTTGCTCTTCTTCAACCTCAAAGTCTACCGTCTCCACTTCTGCATGATTGTTGAACAACTCAGAAGGCTTGTAATACTTACCAGTAAGCGCCCATCTTGCACCGGCTACAAAAGCATCTTGAAGAGGTTCGCTTTCCGAATATTTATTTGCCTCCGAATGGATTTCCTTTAACGTTTTCATAAGCTATATGATTTTGATGATTTATACCCAACCGGCACCCGAGTTCTCGAGTTCTCGCTTGCAATATTGCAAACCAACTTGGTCGTCGGGTTCCGGAATCATGATGCTGCGGATATTTGCATAATCTATCACGTTTCGGATAACGCTGCTAGCCTCTGCTGTATTGAGGGAAGTGAGAGGCTTGTATTTGCGGTTGCCAGTCTTGTCTACCTCATCGGTATAGAAGATGTAGCTGCAAACGTTGCGCTGAATATCACGAAGCGTTTCGTAGAAGGTCTGCCCTAGTTTTAGGGCGAGATAGCTAATCATGAAGTGAAGATAGCTTGACTGCTTGTCGGTCTGAATGGGGTGGAACTTCTTTAGTTCGATTTTATACCCACATTCTTTAGCTTTTTGGACTTCCTTCACGATTCTCAGATAGTCGCGAGGTTCATTAGGATTATATACACTCATATTATTATAATTACATTAGATTGATTACTAAACCCTTGCAAGCATAGTCGGTTGGAACACCGAGGACCTGCTGGAATTTGTTTACGGCAACATCGGGGTTAAGATGGCGTGCTGAACCATGAATGAGGACGATGCGCTTGGCGGTATTGGCTGCCTTGCATTCGTTGAGATACTCGATAGAGTGAGCCAGACTCATGTGGGAAAGACGGATGCGGTCGGCTTGGCTGACTATCGTCTTGCCTTCGTTTACGGCTTTCTCTAGGAGAGAATCATCATAGTTGCATTCTGCCAAGAAGTACCGGCACCCTTGAACTACATTTTCCATATTGTAGCAATCGGTAAAGAACATCATGGTTCCCATTTCCGGATGATGAATGAGGAAAGAGAAACAAGGCACATCGTGTTCTACCTTCATCGGGGTGATACTGAAAGCACCAAGATGATAGGTCTGTTCTTTAATCATGCCTTTTACTCCCTTGCATTTCTCGGATAGCTCTTCGGTAGAGTAAGCATCGATTCCTGCTTTGAGAAAGTCTTTGGCATTTTTTGCATGATCGCCTTTCAGCCGTGGGAGTGACTTATAATCACTCCCACGCATTTTGATGTTTTGAGGTTTGCAACTTTCTTTACTTCCTGTAACGGACGACCTGCCTCTATACAGAGCTGCTGACCATTACTAGCCTCCAGTACGTAGGCATTGCCAAGACTATTGCTATTTACGACTATTAACTTCATATTAACTCAAACTAAACTTTTGAGCCTGTTGTGGCTGCTCATCATGTACTTCTTCGGCATTCACGACTTCTCCTGTATCAGCATTGACCGTAATAACGTTCTTTACCTCGGCAAACTCTTCATCACGCTGAACGATGGCAGAAGGGTGCTCGTCAGCATCGAATATTTTTCCATCATCAACAGAAAATTCGCCCCACTTGTCGAGTAACTGGCGAAGAACCGTCTTTTCTGCCATATCTTTGAAACCGGTAAACCATCCATAGCCTCCAATTTCTCCATTTACAGATTGCTTAACCGCCATTTCTTTCAACTCTTGCCATGTTACCTTGCTGTACTTAACAGTTGGAGCGTACGATTTGGCAAATTTACATACAGCATCAATTGTCATATAGTAAATCTTCTCGAATCCTGACTTCATCTTGAAATATGCAAAATATCCAATAGGAACATCGGATTTCTTTTCGCCACTGATGTCGAGTGCTCCGGTAACCTTGTCAAGACCTCTAAATTCACCTTCATATACCGTACCCTTATTGATGTTTTCGTACTTATTTGTACGAAGAGCGAGTTCTACATAGCCTTTTACGCCAATAATAAGAGTAGGAGTCGAAATTGTTTGACCTGTTGTCTTATCTTTGTTTTTAAAGACAGTTATGTATGCCCGTTTCAACTGCTTGTTGATAGGAAGGCGCAAACCTGCAGCCTTAACCGCCTCACACATAAGTGCATTTGGGTCACACTGGAGCAACTGTGGGTCGGAAGTAAATAACTCCATCAAACTGGTTGTGAATGCTCCCTTACTCTCTTTTAATGTGTCCTCCAAAAGGGTCTGGTAATAACTATTGTTCATTACCGCCTGAAAATTCTTAACTGCTACTGCCTTCTGAGAAGGCTGTGCTTTTGCTACTGCTGTATCTGCCATGATTACTTCTCCTCTTCTTTATGATTGATTAATACCTTAGTGATACCAGCCAAGGCTATTGTTCCCAAAGCAAGATTGATTTCACCACTTTCCGGAAAAAGTTCTTTCGGATCAACCTCTACTCGATCGTGGTTATCTAACCACTTCTTTATCCGGCTCGAATCCGTTCCGTCCTTCATGCCTCCTCCTAACGCTAGAGTACCTTTGATAAGGTCTTTGTCAACCAACATTTCTAATTTTAAAGTTTCTGCCATGATTTTTATTTACTTATATGTTTGATTAATTCTTCTTTTGTCTTAAATACTTCGCTTTCTTTCCTTGTTGGGAAAACTGCGAACTTATACTGAATAGAGCAAGGTGCCTCACCTATCTGCTGAAAGAATACACCAACGATGTTTGCATGTCGGATTTTGTACCCATCGAGCAGATAGACTGCATCACCTATATCGAACTTCGTCTTGATTTGCATGATGCGTTTCAATCCATTGTTGCCAGAGCGAAATACTCAACCTTCAGTTTATCATCCTTTGATACTACAAGACGTATTTGCTGACCGCCTGTGCTGAGCGGATGGTTAACACTTTCGCATTCGTCGAGCACGATAGGAACAGATACATCATAGAACTGACCGATAGTGCGAGCGATGTCGATTCCGGCATTCACCTTGGCAGCACCATTGAGGCGGCTGTAAGGCACACCAGAATGATAACATTCGCAATAAGGTTTCTTCTCACCATCGAGTTTTGGAAGGAACAGACTCCATTTTACGAAACGGAAGTGCTGATTGACCTTGTCTTCGAGAGCCTTGCAAGACAACTGATAGAACTCGTTTGTGATGTTGAGTTTATCATCAATATCATCAAGCTGCTCCTGAAAGATGGCTTTATCCTTCTGCGCTGCTTCGATATGAGTCATTATTTTGTCGTAAGATGCTTTTGAGGCGAGGAGTTCGAGGACTTCATCGTATCTTTCATCGAGCGGCTTTCGCTCTTCATCGAGTTCTTGAAGCAACTTGTCGTTATCCTCGTTGCTCTCAGATGGATTGTCGAGTTCTGCCTGCAACTCACAAATCTCTTTCACTACCTGCTGATATTCTTCCTTCTCGGCTAGAATCTGCTCGTAGGTGCGTGGAGCATCGGAATCAACTTCTGCCTTATGCTTTTCGGCATCTTTGAGCGCCTGATGAGCCTTGACGAGTTGGTTTGTGGTAGTCTGACGATCATCATTCAGTTTATCTAACTCTTTGTTTAGCTCTGTGTATGCGCTTTGGAGTTTGGCAAACTCATTGTTGAGTTCTTTCATATCCTCTGCCTTTTGAGAGTTAAATCGGTTCTGAGATTCCTGTTTGAGGAGCTGAACATCACCGATAGGGAGAGCCTGACCGCAATGAGGACAGAAACCTTCTTTATCATCCCATTCCCAAGTGCGATTGGCAATCTCATCGCTTCGCTTGTTCAAGTCGCTAACCTTCTTCTTGCAATCTTCAATCTGAGCGTTTATCTGAACCTCTGTAGTAGGATAGCCACTCATGACTGCTTTAAGGTTTTCAACCGTAGATTCTGCCTTATTGAAGGCTGCGTTGGCGTTGAGAACATCGCTTTGGTGCTTGGTCATGTTATTGGTAGACTCCTTGTCTGCGCCCTGCTCCATCATTCGCTTGCGTTTTTCAGCAAATTCAATTTTCTTGCGGATTCCGTCAAGTCGAACTCTGTCTGCTCCACCGGTTCGAATCTGCTGAATCTTGTTGCCTATCTCTGCCAACTTTTCTTGTAGCTCATCCCCTTCTTTACTCAATGCCTTCCAATCCTGCTTTGGTGGAAGGGTCTTGTCGAGTTCGGCAAGTCTGATAGGGACCGCATCGAGTTCCTTCTGAACTTCTGTACGCTTGTGCTTGAGGTGGTGAAGGATGGCATCAATATCTTTCTGTTTGAGGAGTTCAACAAGATAATCATACTTCTCTTCGCCCTTCGTGATGTCTTCGACTGAAATGTCACCTGCTAACGACTGGAGGAATGCACGCTGATTCTGCCATGTCATACCAAGGAACAGATTAGGACAGATGCACCACGAAAATGGGTCTTCTTGAAAGATGTCGTTAACTACTTTTCCGAAATCTCCGGCGGTAGTCAATTCTCCATCAACATAGTACTTGAAGGTGTTGGTGCATTTATCGCCTTTCCACTTGTCGGTCAAAACTCGCTTTAACGAGATTTCATCACCATCTACCAACATAACCAACTCGGATGAATGCTCTATCTCCTTGATAATATTGTGATTCTCATCGAAGGTTTTGATGTCGAGCTGCATGCCGTTGGTATCAGTACCGAATAATGTGTACATGATGGCATTGCCGATAGTGCTCTTACCTCTTCCGTTGTCTCCCGAGATAACGGTTAGGTCTTCTCCGAAATCGAAGACTCCGGAACGGATGCCACAGAAATTTTGCAGTTTAAGTGTTTTGAATAGGATTTTCTTCATTTTTATCTTTGTTTAAAGTTTCTTCTTTTTCTCTCAGTTCCTTATCGTATTCCTCGAATGCCTTTGCTGTAGCGTAGGTGAACTGGTCGCTATTGCGCATGGCGTTCAAGATAAGATTTTTGAGGTCTTCGGGCGATGCGTGCATGAATGCGTATGCCTTCGGAATGGTTCTGTCACCCATGAGTACGATGCAGCGAAAATGCTTTGCCTCATCCCCCATCTTGTCAACTATATCAAGTACATTCTTGATATGATTGAAGAAATTCTGTCTGATATTCTTTTTCATGATTTCGTTTTTTTAAAACCTGCCTATCCTCACGGACGAGCAGGGAAAAACCAATTCAAATTTATGAAAAATAACGCTAAAAACTAATTCTTATCTGTTGATCCTAAACCGCTACGAGTGCCGGTTACCTTGCCTAGTTCCAAGTTAGTGTCTGGAACGTAAGTGAAAGCACCCTGACAGATGCGTTGGGTATAAGGAATAACGAACTTGAAACCGAGCAGACGCATGATGCGATGCTTTAACCTCCATCTGCCCGACTTGACGATGGCGTGAACTTCTTTACCATATCCGCAATCAATCAAACCGAGAATTACATCAAGATTTGCTCTAACAGTTCCTAGATAGTCGCCATGTAGCCAAGAAGGGAAATAAACATCCAACAACATACCTTTTCCAGACATACCACTACGTGGCTGAATCAGCATCTTCATATTTGAAGGAAGTTGTATCTTGAACCCGAGCGGAACGTAAAAGCGTTTGTTTGGAGATACCTCCGTGTCCTTACTGCAATGAAGGTCGTAAGCGGCATCCGTCTCATACGACTTCGTAGGGAAACACCCATGTGTTACCAATTCTACATTGATTTTTGTACCTGATTTACTCATATAATCTATTCTTATAAATGTTTCTGTTCTAAAAGTCTGTCTACTTCCTTCTGATAAAAGGCTATCAACTGATTATACTCGAAGAGTGACCAGTTCTTGTTTTCTGTTCTTGCCCTAGCCTCTATCAAATCAACCCTCTGTTCGCCAATCTGCTTTATAAGTGCACGGCGATACATCTGAATATTTCCTTGATTGAAAATATTGCAAGCTACGCATTGTGGTCGGCAGTTATCTTCGCTGAATCGGGTTGACATGTAACGTCTCGACATGTAATGACCGTTCTGAATTTCCTTCCAAGGGAAAACCTTGCCGCAACTGATACATCGGCAATAGCCTTTATCATCAGAATATTTCAGTCGAATGTATTTGGAGAAGACCGCATCTAGCTTATCTCTCAGCTTACTTTTGCTAAGTCCGGCCTTCGCCTTCTTCTTCTCCTGTTCCTTCTTGGCTTTATCCCAAGGAGTCTTCTTTATAGGTGTCCTCTTGATAGGAGTTTTTCTTTTTAAACCCATATTGCATGTAATTATCATTTGTAAAGTTTGAATACTCGCCCTCTGGCTTTCCGATGTCTGAGGACACATTTTTAATTTTAGAGTTGAGGATATTAATTTTCCTCAGCTTTGACTCGAAGATTCCCAAGGGTGCCCAAGGGTTTCTTTCGAGTTCTCTGTATATTTCGAGAACCTTTCTCCGGTACTTGTGGAGAGTAGGTTCGGATAAATCTATCATAAGCCATTGATTTTGAAGTTTAAGTAAAACCTGCATATCCTCACGGACGAGCAGGTAAGAGTCAAATTTTTTTTCGAACAATGACCGATGCCGCTGCATCGAATAATCATACACAACAAACTAATACATAATAGTCCACCTTAAGGATTCGGACCCAACTTCCCGATTTGATAAGAATGTATTAAGGATTTACACAAAACAGTTTCGGGCGTGCTACCAGTTACACCATCGGTGGATGTCGGCATCATGCGCTAACATGAATTTAAGAGCCATGCTCACCGCTTTAGCTATCAGTCATAAAGACTGATGCTCGGTGATCACCTTATAATGACTTAACACTATTCGACTTTACACTTTTCCAATATGTCAAAGAACTTATGCCCACAAACGGACAATGGGATTGTTCCAGAAATCGCTATATATAATAATGTATAAAACGAAAGGTGCCGGTAGAATGCTCGACCACAACATTTCCTTATGGTTCGTGGCGCATGAATTCAACGCAAACAACTTATATTGCCACTGGGTCTATACCGCCACACACCTAACAATTTCAAGAAAGTATAATAACAATATTCCAAAACTATTTTGGGGATTCGAGGCGAGTTGAACGCCTTTGCTCGGGTTGTTTCCCCGCTCACTCCGAGTGAGCTAGCTCGATTCCCATGTATCACTCCTATGCTCGCGCACAAGAGTGAATTGTAACTAGTAACCAACTCTATCTATTGAAGATAGGTTTTACAAATAAGAAAAAGAACCTTTCTTAAGCAATCGTTTAACTCTATGCTCACGCATATTCAGTTTAAAACGCATTTTGTCTGAATAACTAATCTAAAAGTTCAACAGCCAAATATTTCACACATTTACACACTCATAAATTGCGGCAATTTATGCTTCTCTGCTCCATAGCGATTCAGGGCAAAAGAACGAATGTCCTGAGCCTGTTGGCTATTACTTCGGTAAGCTAGAGCATTGTAGACAGTAGCCTTGCCACAACCAAAAATTTCCATGATTTTAGGAATTTTATCTTTATCAATCAAAATTTTTTCTATTTTTACTACCTTTTTCATATTATTTTTTGTATCTTTGCAACATAAATCCGTTTAGAACGAGTTTTATTCTCGTTTACGGATGCAAAGATACATGTTTATGGACAAATATCCAAGAACATAGACATTTATTTATAGTTAATTTACGTATTTACACATTTATAAACACTAGCAGTATGGAAGGATTAAGAGATAGAATCAACGAGGTAAGAGACCATTACAGGCTGACTAACAGAGGGTTTGCTGATGCTATCGGGGCAAAACCTGCTGCTACGAACAATTATTTGAACGGAACAAAGGAGCCTTCAATGGAGTTTATAGAAAGAATACTGACTACATACGTAGACATATCAGCAGATTGGCTACTTTGTGGCAGAGGCAGTATGTTTTACGATGCAGACAAGCAGACGGACGAAAAACTACTGAAAGAACTAGCAGAAACAAAAGTAAAGTTGCTAGTACAGGAAGGAGTGGTTAAGGAGTTAAAGCAAATCATCAGCGAGAAGATTGCTGAAAGAGACAAAAGCCTTGTTGGATGATACGATAAAGGGGAGTATTCGCAAAGAAGGCTCCCCTTTGTTATGTTACATCTTGCCTTCGAGGGCATCGAAAGCAGATTGTACGTCCTTATTTAATGTACGTGCGTATCTAGTAGTCTGACGCAAGGTAGTGTGACCAAGCACCCTTGCCACGATGTTGATAGGCATTCCCTTAGACAGGAATAAGGTTGCAGCAGTCGCTCTACCCATGTGGGTATGCAATCTGTCAACTCCGACCATCTGCCCGATCGCCTTCAGATAATCATTATACTTCTGATTAGTCATTCTAGGCAGCTTGAAATCATACTTCTGTAGTATCTCCAGGGCAGGTTTTAGAAGTTGGAATACGAAATCCGTATCTGTCTTCGTTCTCTTAGCGTGATAGAACATCTTGCCGCCAACCTCCTCGCAGTTAGTATAATCGAAGGATGCAAGGTCAGAGTATGCAAGTCCGGTGTAGCATTGGAAGAGGAACAAATCTCTTGCATGGATAATATGAGGTGTTGAGAGTTTCAGTTTCTTGATGGCAGCAAACTGCTCTTCTGTGACACAATCAACATACTGCTTTTCTCCCTTGCCAATATGGAATGGAAGAAACTTATAAGGATTCTGCTCAATAAGTCCGTCTATCATCGCATCATTGATGAACAACTTGAGATACTTGTGGTAGTCGTAGATTGTACATTGAGCCTTATTCTGTCTGTGGAGATACTCATCCATCGCACGCACCTTCGACACATTGCAGTCTTTGAACGACTTTATCTTCCCCCATTTTTTGAGAAATTTGATAAAGACATCATAGCGTTTCTTGGTATGCTCGCACACCTTGCGCTCATTTCGTCTTCTCTCGCAGTACTCGATAAAAGAAGTTCCTTCGTCTTCTCCGTTCATTAAGGAAATAACGGCATTCAAATCATAGTTTCCTTCTTTCACCAACTTCTCAATAACCTCATGCGCTCTAGAAGTGTATGCAGTCAATAAGTTGTTGAGTTCATCTGCATCCTTGCGCTTGATTATCTTCTTTGTGGTATCAGACCATTGATTTGTTGTCACCTTGATACCGGTAGAATAATACTTGCGCGTACCCTTTGTACTAAAGCACAATTCGATAGAAACTTCCTTTTGAGAGGTTCCACGTTTCTGTCGATTGTGAAAAATACTTAAATTAATTTTTGCCATTTTGGTAACATAAATTTTGAAGGTTGGTATCATTTTTGTAACACTCACCTTCGTTCAACAATTTTTGTGAATGATACAAACCATTGTTTTTTAGATAGTTATCCCCAAAATGCGTTTAAACTAGTTTTAAACTGGTTTAAGAAATCATCTTTTGTTACATATCTCTTTAAAAAACAAAAGACAACCTATATAAGTATCTGTTATTCAATACGTTATATAGACTGCTTATTTGATTTTTTCTTGACTAAACGTTGCGTTTTTACGCCTAAAAAGTGATTCCGTTGGGGTCACAACCAATTTTTCACAAATCTGTCTATATCAGCCACTTATCTTTCGAGTGCAAAGATAGTGATAACATTTTTATAACACAAATTTTTCATTACTTTTTAACTATATTTTGCAAAAGTTGAAATTTGGCGGTTTCAAATACTTTTCTTACTTTTGCACTCGTCAATACAGATTTTCGCCCTCTATCTTGTTGATACAACATTTGTGAAACTTCAATACTTTCAATAGGTATTACAATATAGGGGATTGATTAAGCCGTTAGAAGAGGGTCGGTTTTTTCTTTCCCCAATTTTTGTTTGCTATGCAGTATATAAACGTCACCATAGAACTTCTTAAGACATACTCTTCGAGCAAGAGCATGAAGGAACTTCTTGCGCTGGCAATATGGTTCAAAATGCAGCATAGCAATTCCGTGATTTGGAACGTAACAGAATACAAATTGCGCAAAGGATTACGTATTGGAAGACCAAAAGCTCAAAGACTTATTCAAGACATGAAAGATAGCGACCTGTTTACCATAGATGGCAACAAGGTTGTTGTCTCCTCTTTCCGTGACCATACAACAAAGTGGACTCGGAAGAACAAAGAGTATCATGGAGCAATGGTCTGTAAGTTTGAAGTGAAGGAGTACACGATGAAGGAACTCTACAATCTCATAAACGAGAAACTTTTTGTCTATCCGATTTGTGCTGCCGAGCACAAGGACTGTTGCATGAAAGCATCTGATGATGGAAAAGTCGGTGCCAAAGGTAAGGCTATCACGATAGGGCAGTTTAAAAAGGCGATCAATATGAGTAATGGTTCTGTTTCCAACGTGAAGAAGAGACTGATAAGAGAAGGAAAAATAAGTTCCACTCTTGCAGAAAAGCACTCCTTTGATGTTAGAAACGAAGAAGAAACGAAAAGGACATTAAAGAGGACTGGCAAGAAGAAAGCAGACTTTGTTGTTGGTACGCTCGGTTTCATAGTCCTTGCATGTTCTTACTCAATTACCGATAGAATTGTTTCTGATGGGTTCAGACATCTTATCTACGGCAAGCAAAATGAAAAGGTGATACAGAAGGACATGAGTTTTGGAGGTATTCCTGATGGATTCTTCTGTTAAACTCTTCTGTGTTCATTTGTGGAACATACATTGAAAGAAAGAAAATTATAATATTGAAAGTTATGAAGAATGAAACAAAATTAAACAGAGTAAAGGAGTTTCTTGATGGAAACAACATCAAGTACGTTACTCCTAAGAACGCCGGAAAGAAAGGTCATAGTGACTTATTCCTGCCTTCATTCAGAATCTACATCAAACTTCAAGGTGAAGATGATGAGTTGTTCTATAAAACCCACCACATAGGTGTGCATCCTATCTTCATCCGTGATGGTGAAACTCCTAAGTTTATTCTTGAGAAGGTGCAAAACACCATCATCAAGATAATGCAGAAGAAACAGGCAGTATTTGAGAAACGTAAAAAGAAGTAGAGTTATGTTCAAGGTATTCATTATAATCGCCTTTTTCGTAATCGTATTGGAACTGGACGAGATAAAAGATAAATTATAGCGTATGAAAGAAGAAGATTTAAAGAAAGCTATTGAGTTAAAGAAGAAACTCGATAGTGAAAGAGAACTTTTGAAGCTTGCAAATAGCCATTATGTGGATTTAAAAGTTAACCTTGAAGAAAGTTGGAACAACGAGATTCGCAATGTAGATTACCTTCTAGATAGGGATGTTACCAAAGGACTGAGAGCGATGGTTATCGCCAGCTTAGAGAAGAATATTAATGACTTACAGGAAGAATTAGAAAAGTTGTAGGCTTATGGAAGTTGAAAGATATTATTATGCAGTAGCATCCTTCATGCGTAAGGATGACAAGATTAGCGTTACTTCTGTTACGTGTAGCGTTAAAGGGGAAGAAAAGGATATTAAGTTCTATCCGCTCATGAACATTATCACTAGTACGGAAGAGAAGTTCAAGGATGATATGGTTAGTGGAACAGTTATCGTACAGAGTGTTATTGAGATAAGTAAACAAGACTATGATGCTTACAAAGAACGCATCGCTAAATTACACAAGATAGTATGAAATATACAGAAGATTATCCTCATAGACCTATCCTAGGTAAGGCTGGCGAGTTCGTTGATATTCTCAGCAGAGTTCCTGCTGATACGGAAATAGTACTTGATGTAGACAACTGTTTTTCGAGAAATATCGGTCCTAGTGCTTTGAAAATTTCGTTAAGTAACTATAATCCGCTTGAACATATCATTCACTTCAAAGATGACGGAACGATAGAGAATACGTTGAAAGTAAATGTTTGTGCAGAGTGGAATAGAGATAAGAACATTGCAGAATGTGAGATTTTTACTGCGCTATTCAGTTCACTAAAATGCATCTTGTTTAAATACGGACAATATGATGCACGTAAGTTGACTAAGGATGCGTCTATCGCAAAAACCGCTGCTAATAATCCGTGTGCGTTCCTTGATGTACTCAACGAATTTCAGAAGAAATACAAAGGTAAGAAAGAAAATCATAAAGAAGATGGAAAGGTTGACAAAGGTAATGGATAAGTATTTGAAGGAAGCTGTCGCTGATTTGGATAAGAAGAAAGTTCTTACCCTCACCATCAGAAAACAATGGTTCGATAAAATCGTATCAGCCGAAAAGACTGAGGAGTATCGTGAAATCAAGAAGTATTGGGTGTCCCGACTAGTAAATCAGCAAGCCGAAAGCGGTGAGGTGCTTTTCGATGAGTTTGGCGGTTATTGTCGCGTGATAGGAAAGCTTGAATACAAACCCTACACCCACGTCCTCTTCGTCAACGGATACCGCAAGGATAGTCCACGAATTGAGAAGAAGATTGAGAGTATCACCATCGGAAAGCCTAACAAAGGCTTATGTCCCGACAAATGGCTTGATACTGAGTTTTTTATCATTAAATTTAAGTAGCGTATGACAAACAAGGATTTTTATAATGCTCATCTAGGTAAGCGAGTTCTTTATAAGTGCAAGGATATTGGCGCATATGTAGCAGGGTATATTGAAGATAAGTATATCATCTTAGGTTTTAATGATTATTCTGGCTGCATTCTATACTTTACATCTAAAGTGTATAAAACGCTTGGCGAAACATATAACTCATACCGATTCGCAAAATTGAAGTATTTGAAAGTAATAGAACAATAGTTATGAAAAAGGAAGATAGAATCAAGGTTTGGGAGAAGTACGGCCATCATTGCGCATACTGCGGAAAAGAAATAAAGTTCGAAGATATGCAAGTAGACCATTTCGTTCCTAAGAATCGTGGCGGTTACCCTCGTTGGAGTGATAAGGAAGGTAAGTATGTCGTTTCTCATGGTGAGGATAGTATGGAGAATTACATGCCTTCTTGCCGAGCCTGTAACTTTAGAAAGCGGGATATGAATATCGAACAATTCCGTGAATCTATAAGAGAACAGGCTGAAGGTTTGCTTAAAGGTGCTGCAAAGTTCCAAGTAAGTATGAGTATCGCTTATGGTCTGCTTACTCCTTCTTTCGATAAGCCTATCGTATTCTATTTTGAGAAATGTATGAATTACAAAGATAGACTTACGAAATATACTCAAGGAAGGCTGTCAGAATTATCAAATGTTGACGATTATGAACCAAACAAATTAGCGTTAACTAACCTGTTGTGGTTTCTTGACAAGGTAATCAGTAATGAAGTGATTGTCGCAAAGCTTAAAATCATGTCTGATGCAGACAGGAAACGAATGAAATACCTTTCTAGGTATGATGGTAACGAATCGTTATACGATGATGAATATTCCAAGGCAGAAAGTACTATAGCCAAGGAGTGCTTGAAGTATTTACAGAACAAAAAAGAAGTAGTGTATGACTAGTATTAGAAAAGCTAAAAAGAAAATGAAGAAGGCTCGTCCGTATTGGGAAAGTCAAGGTTACAGGTTTAGGCGCAAGGCTAAGATAATCAGGTATTCGTTGAAGTCTTTGCTTGGTGATTTTAGCACTAAATGGATGTGCTACTGCTTTGTTAATATGGATGGGCGATTACAAAATCACTTTCCTATACGGACAAAGTCAAGAAGAAAGCGAGGTAAGCATGAAAAGAAGATTCTTTAAATTTGGATGTCGCATCCCTCGTAAGTTAAAGAAGGCTGCTAGGTATGGTATTGAAAGGCGTATATACCCAACGACACAAGAGACGGAAACCGCCTATGGTCATGTGTACTTCCATGATGAAAGGATTGAGTTTGCAATAATAGGGAGGCAAACCAAGTGGAAAGTAAAGGCACGTTTGGCTCGTATAAAAGAATTAAAGAGACAACTTGCCTATAATTGGTATGTATAAAGTAACAGAACGATAACATGGTAACAGAAAAAGCAGAGCCTAGTGCCCTGCTTTTTCCTTGTCTTCACGTTCTCGTTTCTCAGCTATAGCCTGTCTGATCCATTCTGCTTTATTTCGTCCTAGGGATTCGAAAAACTCAAACGTTTTTTCGTTTACATGCGTCACAACCCTGTAGATGAGGGCAGCTGCGCCCTTGCTAGGTGCTCCGGCTCGCTCTCTGCGACCACCCCACCCCGGATGCTGACTGACCTTGCATTGCTGAACCTTGCCCTTGCTATTGATGCGGAACTTCATTTTCAGCCGGTCCTTTACCCACACTTCAGCGATTACCGCATCGGGCGTCTGCTGAAGGGTAGATTTGGCGATGCCGATAAGATAGGCTTTATCCTTGAAGAAGGTCTCTGTCTCATCGAGTATCGCCCAATCATCGTATATTATGATTCTTGCCCTTTCCATATCCTCAACCTAATATTGCCATCAGTATCGTGAATAAGAAGATAAATAGTACAAACCATTCCTGTTTACTCATAGCTTACCTCCTTTCTTCTGATAGGCTCGAACCCTACGGATAGCCTTTCCGATTCTATGGTCTTCGCACAAGCCATAAGCGTAAAGCATGATTCGTGGTCTCCAAAAATAGTTTATCTTTCTGCAAAGTATCTTCTTCGCCTGTCGTAATCTCATTTCTCACCTCCTTTCTTGTCGAATTTATTGCCGATAACTTTTAGTTGCCTATTACGCAACATTCTCCCTAAAGTATTTGGGTAGAGAACAGGGTGTTCTGTATAGACCAAACTAAAACTAGTGTTGCCTTGATTCCAAACTACTTCAAAGATGCTACCTGTCTTTTCACATCTGAGCAAATCATGCTCATAGATAGGAAATCCGTTACAATCACATGCGCCTGTAAATTGGCAGATGGTGTTGATATCAATCAAATATGAGTTTACTACGCCAAGTACTTTATGGTTAAAAACTTCGCTATTTCTGATAGTAGGGGAACAATCAACCCACGTACCTGTTCTTACTCGTATTGCCTTGAAATTGATTTCGCTCATTTCTCCCCTCCTTCCTCGATTACTCCTATCGGTTTGATGTCGTTCACACTTTCATCCTCGGTGAAGAAGGAAACCTTCATCATGTCGCTCACGTAGGCCATTGCCACAACATCTTCATGTGCGTTCTTGATGATACAGATGTCTCCTCTTACCTCGTTCTGCATTTTCAGATACTTTACGGCTGCATCCTTCACCGCCAAAGGATTCATTTTCTTTGTTATCGTCTCCCCCGACTGAGGGAATACGAAGATAAATTCTTGCTTGTTCATATTCTTAAAACTCAAATAATTCTAGTTGTACATATCTCTTCTTCGGGAGTAACTTTTCTATCTCCTTCATTATCTTAGCTGCGCTCTTACAAACAGAACTATTCCGGTTGCGCTCTTGCTCTATCTGTACGTTAAGCCAATGCTTTGCCCAATTCAAAGCATGCTCAATGGCATCTTCCTGTGTCTTGAACCAATTCGTGTTGCTGAGGTTAGTTCCAAACGCCCCTCCTCTATCTGCTAGCATGTATGTCACACCATACGTCCACTTTCCTCTAACATAAGCTGTGGATATTTCGATATGTGGGATTCCGCTGCCGATTTCTGTCTTATCAGGATTCGTGCATACACCGAACTCGTTGAATATAAATTTCTTTATCATGATTCCATTTCACTTTCTGTTATCAACAACTCATCAAACATAATACTATCCTTGCATGAGCAGCTCCATGATGATTCGCCCTTGTCTTCAGACTCTTCATAGTTATCGGGATATTCCTCCTTGTAGAAGTCTAGGATATTATCCTCCTCTTCTGCCATCCGCTCCTTTGCTGCGGTCTTGGTTGAGTAAACTCCGATAACATTAACGGACGAATAGTCTTGGTTGTCTGCTCCGTGCTTAATCAACACAAATACTTTCTGTTTCTTCATCTTACACCTCCTTCTCTTCTACATCAAACGAAACACTATCCAAATCGCCATTCTCCAAACAACCCAAATCGTACAAACGTCTTGCGGCATTCTCTGCGTCTTCGGATGATGCTGCGTCTAGAGATACCTTGTAGGTGATTCTCTCCACGATTTCAACTTCATACCTTTTCATAATCAAATCCTTTCTTTTAAAAATTAATACTAGTGGGCGGATGGTACGTTGCAACCATCTGTAGCGGCTTGAATACCGCATTCGCCCTATATATAACAACAACAACTATTTTCTCTTCTCGTTTATCTTCTCAATACAAGTGCTCTTGTCTACTTGCATTCCGTTCGGCAGAAAGAACCTCTCAGTAAATAAGTTCTGCTTGATGATGAACGTTGTACGTGCCCTGTATCTTCGTCCGAACTTGTCAACGTAGATGGCTCCCTTGAAACATTTGATGATTATCGTCATATTTCTTACATATCCTCTACAATATCTTCAAAACTCTTCTTTTTAATCTCCATGGAAATCAGACTGCTTATGTCTAGAACTTTCGTTACCTCGTACTCTCTGGACGTATCGTCATGGATATATATATGGATATATATACAGAAACTATCTATCTCGTATCTGTCGCTATTGAACAGAGTATAGCTTGATGTAGGAAAGCGGAAAATGATTCTGCTCCAATCCTTTTTATCCAACAGATTTTTAACAACTGAATTAGTCATACTCGAAATGGTTTGTGAGGGAGATTTCTCTCCCTCGGGTTAAACTTACTCCTTCAACAGACTTTCTACAAGTTCTTCCTTGGTGGAGAAGACGTCTGTTCCCTTGGTGTATGCACTATCACAACCTAACAAAAGCTTGCAGACTTCCTTATCTTCATTCTTCTCAAGGATGATGCGATGAATCTTCATTTCAGCTATCTTGTTATCACGCAATAGGAAAACCTGTTGACCAACATAGAAGTTGGTTTTAAGATTTGTCTTTGCTCGTTCCTGTACTTCCCAATCAGGCGATAATTCCATACATGCGTACACTTCCTTGCCTTCTGAGAGGTCTTTGGTGATGTGCTCGAAGATTTCCTGTTCTGTAGGCTCTCGCACTTCTCCGGTCTCTTCATCTTCGATGGTGAAAATACTATATTCCCAACCTTCCTTGTCTACAAGTTTGAGTCCGGCTGCCTGTGCCTTTACTACGTCTTGTATGGTGTTAATCTCAACTCCTACAAAATTGTCACTCAATCTAACTGCCTTAGTTGTCTTCATAATTTTATCTCCTATAATTTAAATTTGTTACTTGTTATTGTTCATTTTCTTTATGGTTCCATGCTCTACCGAGTTTTCATAAAACTCTTGTGTGAGAAGATTTATTGAACCATAGTACCGAAATATTGTATCTAATGCCTGTTCTGTTGGCATTGCTAGCAATTCACTTTTCAAGTAGTTGTGTATTGCTAGTTTAAACTCCTTATCGTTCATAAGTCATTCTTGCATCATAAGTTCTTCCGATAATCTCGTCTATCTTTGCTTGCTGCTGATAATCTGTGCAGTCGGCAAAATTATCCTGTTCCTCGTAGAAACGTGCTGCATTCTTCAGTTCATGGAGAGTTGCTTTGGTGTAGTCCTTGTTAGGATCCACTTGCCTAAGGTTCTCACATGTCTTGCAATACTCGATGAAGTCTACAAGCAAAGATTTCTCCTCGCTCTTGCTCTGCTGCATTCCGGCTCCAATAAGAGGTAGGGCAACTATCGTTGCCACTACCAAAGCTATCTTAATTCTCTTTTTCATATCTTTACGGATTTAATTTCTTGTTTATCTCTTTTAATGTCTTATAAGTCTCCGGAAACAACTCCAAATGTGCTTCCATGAAGACTTCGTAACCAACTGCCTTTGCATAGGCTGATGTTGTTGTTTGATAGAGTAACGCTCTAAGTGCGTCATACTCCTTGTCTGTAAGTTCTAACTTAACCATATTACTCGTCCTCCATGTCTTTTGCTGCTCTCAGTCTGTAGCCTGTAATACTGCCAACTAAGAAGATTAATACATAAATTGTGATGTCCATAACTTAATCCTCCATAATCATTTGTTTAACTTCATCGTAAGTTTCCTTTGTGATTATTTTGCGCCCCTCTGTACAACGCTTTGTTGTGTGAATGAGGGTAATCATGCAAGACGGATTGCCGTTAAAATATTCGGTTGGTTCTACGCTAACTATCTCGTTGGTATTAATCAGCATCTTCGCTCTTGTTGTTACTTCAATAAATTTGCTCATAACTTAATCGTTTTAATATCTTAAAATCTTTTTGATTACTGCGGCTGCGAGAACATCGTTAGCGGTTATAGGTCTCGGCTCTGTTATGCTTTCTGCCCATGCTGCACCGCCAAAATACCAATGTTCTTTTCTCCACTCCTCACAAAACTTCTCGGCCTCCCAACATGTAGGAAACTCCTTTTCTCTCATTTCCGAGTGCGGTCTGCTGCCATACTCGTAATGTGCAATGTGATGTACTTTCATTTTCGTTCCTTTCTTTTAATTGTTATACTTGTGCGGTCTCACGGCTTGAACGTGATGTGCTCCTCTATTCGCTGACCGCTCCATGGTTACTTCTTTCCAAAGTTGAAGATTCTGATGAACTTGTAGAAAGTTCTGAGTTCGCAAAGGTGGTAGAGGTCTTCTAAGATATACTCCTTACACTCCCTGTTGCACTCCCTGTAGGTCTCTTGCATCTGTGCTGCGGTCTCGTTGCCGCATTCGAGCCAATACAGGAAAATGGCTCCTAAACTCTCATACTCGTTATACTCGTCGTAATACTTCTTCTGCTGCTCGTAAGTTTTGTTCTTTCTCATATCCGTATCTCCTATATTTAATATTCAACACCATTCAGTTTAAGGGCAATTGCCTTTAAGTTCTCGATTCTCTGTTGTGCATTCGGGGTGATTTCAGCACCACAAATGATGACAGCCTGTGAAAGGTTCATTACTTTGTCGTATAAAGCGTTTGTGATGCTTGAAATCTCATCGCTCGTAAGCGTTATTGTCTTTTCCATTACCTTAATTGTTTAATGGTTCAACTTTTCTTTAATCTCTTTGAACTCCTTCAATCGCTTGTGCGCTATGGGAGTGCCTTCGTTGGTTGAAAGATAATCCTCTAAAAGGATTATTCTATCTTCAATAGCAGACTTGATGTTTGCTATCTCTTCGCTTGTAAGTGTTATTGTCTTTTCCATATTCGTTTATTTTAATCTTGTTATTTGATACTTATAGAATACTTTTTCCTCGGGAAGGATTTCACTTAGCTTTATATACTTCGTGAAAATGTTGTCGTACATATCCCTGTCACGTCCTTTGTACCTGTAACCTAACTCCTTTATCTGTTTCTTGAGTTCCTTCACACGATTATCATCGCATATCTTACAGGAAATCGGTTCAACTTTTACTCCTCCTTCATCGGGTATTCTAACTATACTTAGCTCTACGATATTATCTGCCATAACTCTTAACTTTAATAATTATTCTTTCCACCAATCGGAAACGTCACTTCTCTTAAGGTGTCTCATTTCCAAAAACTCTTTGAGGGTGCTGCAATAGGTGTTCATAGAATAGCAATCACCCTTCAATATTACGTGTACTTCCTTAGCCATAGTCTTATTTTAATGTTGTTATTGTAATTCTTGAAATAACTTCACAATCTTTTGATGACAACCAAAGAGCCTTTAGTTCATAAGTTGTGTAGCAGTTTCCGTGTTCGTCCTTACTGCGTCCTACGCACTTGTAACCAAACGATTTTAGGTCACTCTTAAGCCTATCTATCATCTTATCATTATAGCTTTTTGATGTATGTATAGGGCTCATTCTTACTCTTCCGTCTGAAAATCTTTCGATTTTGCGGAAATTTACGATATACTCTGCCATAGTCTTTTGTCCGTTAGGCGTGGGGAGGGGCGTAAGCCCCGTGGGGGCGCTGCCCCCTTATCTCCCCACATTGTTACTTACCATTCATTACTCATTTCATACACCCAATATAAACCTTCATGTTGTAGGGAGTACTCTTCTGCCTTTTCTCTTGTGTCGAATTGTGCAACAACTTCGGGTTTTCTGTCTGGTTCGCATACGTAGTCTTTCACTACTATGTAGTCCTTCATGCACTTGCCTTCATCTTTGAACACTCCAAAGTATTGTTCGTAATCTTTGAACACAAGTGCATCAACAAGTTTACCTCTGTACATTACAGGGAACTTCCCTATAAACGGATATTCTCCCCAAAACTCTTTGATGTACTCATCATTGTCTTCATATCCTTGAGGGTAAACATCGTCTTCGTCTAAAATTACGTAACCTTCTTCTGTATATAGAAGGTCACAAATGTAATAATCTGCTAACTTTGCCATAGTTGTTGTTAAAATGTTATACATTAAAGTGCAGGTGTACGTTTGCTCCCAACGTCTGCAAGTCTTATGCAGCCTAACTCCCTTCGTTTAACGTCCGTGGGTTGACGTGTTTCCTTATTTAGAGTTGATAACACTCAACTGAGTTTGCCTACTTCTCTGTAGTCCTTTTTTAACGACCAAAAAAGGCTAAACGAAACTGACGTTGTTCGCTACGATGTTTGAAGAGTTCTATCTCTCTGACTTTCCCGACTAATCTGTACTTTTATAGAGGTAGTTAAACGTGAAGTTCTAAACGTGCCATCGTTCCTCTAAAATCAAACTAACTTGATTTCGAGTGCAAAGATAAGCATTTATGCTATATTCTCCAAATTTAGTTATGTTTATTAACGATATTTTACACAAAAGTATAGCATTTAAACATAACTTTGCACTTTTAAATAGCTTTTGCGCTATATTTATGCGTTAAAATAAGTAATAGTTATTGTTATATGCTATATTTTTATTATCTTTGCCACAAAAAATAGAATTATGGTACAATTGAGAATAAAAGAGTGCTTAAAAGCACATGGGATGCAGCAAAAAGATTTGGCTAAAGGTATGGGTATTGAGCCTATATCACTTAGCCAAATGTTGGCTCGCAAAAAGTTTGGTATTGATAGGCTTGAACAAATGGCAAAGATAATCGGCTGCAAGGTGTCTGAACTCTTCGAGGAGGATAGCAAAGAAGGCTTTGCTAGCTATATCCGCTACAAGGGCATCCATTATACTGCCGATACATTGGAGGAGTTCTTCAAGCAAGTTGATGAGTTAAGGATTATAGCGAAATGATTATAGTCCAAATTATCATGTGGCTCGCCTTCGGTGCAGTCTCACTCGTTTGTATAGCCTATCTCTTTAATGTATTCGGGAAGGTGGAGGAACATAAGAAACCATTCACGAAGTATGCTGAGTGGCTCTTACAACTGCTCATCGTGGTGTGCTACCTGTATTCGGTGTACACCTTCGGCAAGTGGCTGAAAGGCTTGTGGTGAGGGCGCTAGCCCCACAGGGCATGGGGAGGGCGCTTGCGCCCGTGGGGGCGCTGCCCCCTTATCTCCCCCGAGGATTCTTCACTCTCACCCATAAGGTATGAACACACAAGAGAACAGAGAGAGTACAGAGAGAGAAAACAATTTCCCTAACTAGGAAAAAATATTTATCCAACTAGGAAAATAGAAAAGCACAATTCCCGGTACTTGGTACGGAGGAGGTCTTGGCTCATCACATTGGTCTATTTTGGTCTATTTTGGTCTTAATCCTAGATGAGCGCATTATCCGGCACAAAACCATGAAACCTACGAAAAACCCACAAAATCGGCTATAATCTGCCCAAAAATGGCTCTTAAACGGCTCAAAACTCACGAATTTGGGAGAAATCCCGAACAACTGCCCGAAAATCGCAAAAATCGGAAGAAATGAGCGAGTTTAGCGTTGATTGTGGGTGTAAACAATTCAAGAAGGCTGAATACGGCTAGTTAAAGTTTGCTAACGAACTCCTTGCGTGCGTGCGTACCTATTAATGCAAAACCACTTTTTTGTTTGCAAAGAATCTTCTTTTATGAAATAAGAACTTTCTTTACACTATGGCTTTATCGATCCTATGGGACGATTGAGACTAACTTGCTTATAATTAGCCACTTGTCTTTTCTTTACAAAAATCACGTTTTATTACAAAATTGGTCTTCTAGATGGCGAAATGAGAGGAGGAAAAGGGTGGATTGCGCCCCGATAAAGAAATTGGTGGGATTTTGGGCGATTTTGAACGAGGTTGGAACACGGCAAAATGGAACTTCAAATATTATATATTTGCCCTCGAAACATCAAATAATTGCAATTATGACGGAAATATTATCAAAAATCCCAAAGCATTTGACCTCTTGCCCTGTTCTCACGGACAAGAAAGAATGGGTCTTAGGTGCTGCTTCCTTGGCTCTTGGTGTTGGCTCCTCTATTTTCGGTGCTAACAAGGCTAAGAGGGCGGCTAGAAGGGCAGCAGCCGAGAATAAGTACAGAACGAACGCTGAGAAGGCTTGGTACGACAAAAACTACAATACGGACTACCTTGACACGAAAGCCGGTCAGAACCTCATGAGAAGGGCGAAGGAAGTACAGGACGAGTATGTTCGCAAGGCTGATGGTGCTGCTGCCGTTGGCGGTGGAACTGCTGCAAGTGTGGCGATGGCGAAGGAGGCTGCTAACAAGGCTATGGGCGACACTATAGCCAATATCGCTGCACAGGACACGTCTCGAAAGCAGCATGTGGAGGATGTTCACCTTCAGAACACTCAGCAGTTGTCTAGAGAACGTCAGCAAATCGAGCAGCAGAAGGCGCAAGCCACTAGCGATGCGGCTCAAAATGCGTCAAATGCTATGTTTAATTTCGGTGTGAACCAATTGGGGTCAGAACTAGAAGGTGCTAAAGCGGTGAAAACCAACGCTTTAGGCTCAAATGGAAGTGGAAGTGGTAACACAAATGTATCACACACCATGAATGAGACCGCTCGTTCTGCTGCAAGCGACCATTTGGCTGAAAGCATGATGTCTCCCGAGGAGAAGAACCAATACCGCTTGAAGAAGGCAGTTGGCTTGTCGGGGCTTGGGTAGCAGCCGGAAGGTGGAGCGGATGAGCGACAGGCAAGGTGGACGAGGCACAACAGGCGACCCCAAGACCCCCACCCCCTTTGACCACCGTCGCAAATTATAGTAGAATAATACAAATAAAGAAATTCTGCCTCCCCCCCCACCCCCTTTTTCTGAATTTCGGTTTTCCGATTTTCCCTACCCCTGAATTTTCGGGAAGTGTTAATGAAGTTAAAACATAAAGATTATGAATAGATTTCAGAGTTTTATAAAGCGAATTGGCGGTGAAGACAAAGTATTGCACTTTGAGACTTGTTGCCTGATCACGATGGTTGTTGCTCTTTTGAATATGAATGTGCTTGGTCTTGGTATTTCAGTTTCGGCTGTATTAGCTTGCATGATAGCAATTATTGCCGGCATATTGAAGGAGGCATACGACTATTACACATACGGCTTGTTTGACAACAAGGATATTGTAGCAGATGTGTTAGGAGCATTTGCTGGTTTATTAATCATTATTTTAATTGGATAGATTATGACATTAAAAGAAGCAAAAAAGATATTGAAGAAGGAAGGTTTTTACGTTGAAAAAGCTATTATACCTTATGCTGTTAGCGATTCTTTTACCGAATACGAGGATCCTACAATATGTGAAGCCATTCAGGTTGTTAATTCTGCCGGTTATGGTGTCAGTATGGAATCGAGCCGCTTTGATGAGCGTAAGGCTCGCCTGAAGAAGGAGCATGAAAATCATGCTAACGCTTCTGATAAGATGGGTATGACGCTAAAAGAGGCAAAAGATATATTGAAGAAAGAGTTTGCAGTGATTGGTCTTCACAAGTCAACAGAGCCATTTGAGTTTGACGAGAGTAGATGGATTGAGCATGAGAAGCCTTCTGTGCTTGAAGCTTTTCGTGTTTTATCCAAGGAAGGTTATTATATAACCATTAGCGCACATGATTACAATATGCGTGAGAATCGTTTGAAGAAGGAGTACGAAGAGAATACCAAGGCTCCCGGTCCTGGTGAAGAGCAACCAAAGGAAGGCAACCCTGCCCTTGCAGAAGCAGCCTCCCAGTTCAACGATGCCTTGTTGGATGAACAGGCAAAGAAGATTAAGCATCTCACTAAAAAGATTGCCCGACTCAACAAGATTATTCACAAGAAGAACGAGGAACTTCGCCTTACAAAGATTCGTGAGAAGAATCTTGCCGAGTTAGGTCTTAAGTATGTTGGGGAGAATGAGGAGTTAAAGAAGAAGCTTGCCGACAAGGTTGTTGACAAGATTGACGCTCAGGCTTTGAAGAGTGCCGAGAGTGCTCTCGCTTACAAAGAGAAGGTGATTGCAGAGAAGGATGAGGTGATTGCCGACTTGGGTAATGAACTGGCGGCTACCAAGAAGGAGTTGGAGGAGAAGACAAATCTGGTTGAAATGGTTCGCAAAGGTTCTAAGGAGTATCGTGAATATGGTATTGCTGCTCTAAGTATGATTCGGAAGATGGCAAAGGTTATTGTCAATGGAGGACCAGTCTCCTCAAAAGACTTCAAAGAATATCGCCGCTTAGCGAATGGCTACAGTTTCAATCCTCAGCTTCCTGATTTTAGCGAGGAAGAGGAGAAGAAGCTTTCTCCTGTCAAAGATGATAATTCTCATGGAGACGTTACAAACCAGAAAGATTGTTCTCCTGCCAAAGACACTCATCCTACTGAGGATAACCCTGAGGAGGTTGAGTTGGATGAAATTCTGGAGTGTGTTCGTAAGGCTCTAGAGGAAGGACATACGGTTTCTATTAAATATGATGAAGCAGATGAAGGTAGAGGCCATTATGTAACATGGGAAAGTAATATTTGATTTATTTAAGGAAATCAAACGCTTATGACAGTAAACAATAATCAGAATACGCAGCAGCCTAGGAAGAAGCCGGTAACTATCGGCGGCTATCCTGATGCTGTGCATGACCTGATGAGGGCGAAATATCCCGATTATGATCAGGTGATGAATGGAGGAAACGGAGGAGCCGCGGGGGTAAATGGCGGTGCTGGCGTTAACTTCTTCGGGAATGGCGGTGGTGCTACCGGTAAGTTTGAGGCTCAGCCTGTTCAGACTGGTGCAGCACCTATTACAGACTTCACTAAGATGCCTAAGCAGGAAGAGTTCGTTCCGCAGGGAAGCGGTAATGCTAACCCTAACTTGGGACCAGTACAGACTCCTTATATGGGCGATGCAGCAGAGAATACTCCTCAGCCTCAGAGCAATTTTGAGGGAATGCCGAAGCCTTCTACTGGTTGGAATGCTGACGGAACACCTCGCTATGATACGCTTTCTACTGCTCTGAGCGGATTTCAGATGCCGAAGGAACAGAAGGTTCCAGAGTTTGAGGCTGACCCTAAACAGAGGGATGGCGGCTTTTTCAGTTGGCTCGGCAAGATTATTCCGAAGAGCAGACCGGGAATGCGTGAGGGCGAGACTCCTGACGAATATGACCGCAGAATCACTACCAACAGAGAGCGTATTGCAGCCTTTGCCGATGCTATCCGACACATGGCTAACATCGTGAATACTTCCAAGGGTGCGCCTCTGCAGCAGTTCAACGACCCTACTGCCATGATGGAACAGGGTTATCAGAACCGCAAGGCTCAGAGACAGAGACAGGCTGCCCTTGATGCGGATGCTGCCTATAAGCAGGCAAATCTCGACCTAGATAACCGAAAAGCACAGGCTGATCAGGTTTATAAGGAGTATCTTATGGGTCTTCGTGGTGAGGGTAATCAGCTTGCCAAGGATAAGTTTGAGTACCGAAAAGGAAAGGATGCTGCAGCTGACCAGTATAAGAAGGATAAGGATAAGCGTGACTTCGAGTATAAGAAGGAGCGTGACAAGGTGAAGGATGAGCAGGCTAGGCAGCGTCTGGCTATTCAGCAGTACAACGCAACCCATAAGGGGCGTGGCGGCGGTGGACGGTCAGGCAAGAGCGGTAGCGGCTCGGTAGCCAAGTACTGGTTTGAGGATAAGAACGGCAAGATGCGCTATCAGCCTAACAAGACCATGTGGGAACAGGAGTACTACCGTGAATACGGCAAGCTTCCGCAGGGCGAGACTTCTACTTCTACCAGTACGAAGACCATCAATCCGAAGACTGGCGCAGAGGTAACGACCACCACAAGAAGAAAGGGTGCATCTGTTACCAGTCAGGCAGCAGCTTCGCAGAATGCGGCTAGGAATGCGAGAAACAGACCGAAGCCTACCGGCAAGTCGAAGAACGGCTATAAGAATACAAAGAAACTTGGATTATAAACATTAATATATAATATATGGCTGGAGATAAATTTGACCAACTTTATAACGCCTTGAAAGCAGATGGCGCAGTATCGGGAACTAGAGAACATTTCAGACAGTTCGTGTATGCGCCTGGCAAGCAGGGCTATCATAACAGAAAGCAGCTCTATGATGCACTTCACGCAGACGGTGCTGTTTCCAGTAATTCGTATGAGGAGTTTGCGCAGCGACTCGGACTTCATGCAGTAAATCCGAAGACTCAGCAGCAGAAGCCAGTTCAGCCTGTCAAGAAACTAACGATGAAGCAGAGAGCGCAGGAAGTGGCAGCTCAGTATCGGAAGCCAAGGCAGCAGAATGCTCAGCAGCCTAGAACGGCTACTGTTTCGGGAACAGACTACATGCAGAATTGGAAGCTGGCGCACATGCGCAACGACCAGATGAACCCGATGCAGCAGGCTCAGGCTAGCAATATGCGCGCGCGCATGCAAGGAGCACAAGAGCAGTCTGCACGTCAGGAGCAGCAGAGAGCAACCCCTATCAGCAGAAGCAGAATAACCCCTACTGCCAAGAACTTCAACGAGACGATGCAGCAGCTTTCTACTCCTGAAGCTAGACAGGCTAGAGCCAAGCAGCAGAGAGAGGACGATGCTAGAGCATTCGCCCAGTATGAGGTGGAGGGTAACAAGTTCGTAAGAAATGACGGCCAGTCCGAAGGTATTTTGGGTAATGATCTGCTCGAACTGGTAGATTCTTCCATGAATGAGGCACAGGAATTGACACGTCAGCAGTATCAGCAGAACCTTGACAAGATGGGCGGTATCTATGCGCCTCAGTCGGTAAAGGAACAGGCTTTCCGTGATGCTCAGACGCAGGAACAGGTGAACCGCCAGAACGTTCTGATGAACAATCTCAGCAGCAAAATCAACGAGATTTACTCGCAGAAGGGAATGCAGCGCCATATTGCCGAGAGCGCAGATAAACTGAACATGAGTGTGGAGGAATACGTGGACAAATACGTTACTCCAGAGATTATGAACTATGCTCAGAAGGCTCTGACTATGCGTAATCAGGAGGAAATCATGCCTCATGGTGCGCTTGACTATATTGCCAAAAACCTTAGCAACTCTATTATCGGTATGGTGGTGGCTTCATCTGTGATGTCTAGAGATACCAGACAGAGATTGCAGGAAGGTATTGCTATTGCTGATGGTGATGCGGAGATTCAGAAGGTTGCCGGTCACAAGGATGAAACCTACCGATCGGGAATCGGTACGAGATTCGCATCTACTGCTGTAAACATGGCTGCTGATTCCGGTCCACTCGCTGTAATCGGTGCTGGTGCAAGTGCTGCCGTGAATACAGGAACCCGTGTTCTGACTAACGGACTGGTGAAGGCTGGCGTTATGAAGGCGGCGCAGAAGCTTACAGCCCAACAGATGGCTTTCAAGGTTGCAAACATGACAACCGCACAGAAAATCATGTCTGGCTTGGGTACTAGAACGGCTACAAGTTCACTGAACCTTGCAGGATATTCGGGTGTGACAGCTGCTTTGAGTCAGGCTTCTACGGGCGATGATACTTCATTGCAGGCTATCGCTGAGGCTGGTCTGAAAGGTGCTGAGCATGGAGCGGTAACTGGTGCTATGTTCGGTGTATCTGGTGCTGTGATGTCTCCTTGGGTTTCCAAGTTCGGAATCACCGGAATGGAAAAGAGTACTGGAGATCGGTTGCTTCATGGCGCACAGAAGTTTGGTGCTACGGCTGCCGGTCTGGGCGTTGAGGCTGGAACCATGATGGTTGCCGACAACGTGACCGGTGATAAGGATATTTCCTTCGGTACTTGGCTGGAAGATGTTGTGATGGTTGGCGCATTCAAGGCTGGCGAGCCTAGCAACTTCGTGAAGATGGGCAACATTCTGCATCATCTTACTCATAATAGCGGTGGTAATTTCGTGATTGGCAAGAACGCCAACGGCTCCACTATCGCCGTGGATATTCGTCTGACTCCTGATGAGAAGAACGAGCTGATTTCTTCTGCATCGGGCAAGAATCTGATGGATGCCTTTACAAAGGTGGACCGTGCATCGAAGACAGCTCCAAGAGACCCGAAGTATAAGACCGCATATACGGATTTTATGAACGACCCAGACGTTTCTCAGAGCACCAAAGAGAAGGTGAATGCGGCCATGGGCTTGTTTAACACTACAAGAGGCAAAAGCTACCGAAGTGTGAACGACGTGAAAAACAAGAAGATTCTGGAATACACCAAGAACGGAACGCTGCTTACACGTACCTCTTATAAGAATGCCGATGAGCGAAGAGCTATTCTTTACAAGCAGAAGCTTTATCGTGATAATGACGATATGATGTCTCTGATTGGCTATTCCAAGATGAAGGATATGCAGTTGACTGATGAGGACGGAAATGTTACCAGTCTGGCACTTGGCTTCCTCCGTAAAAACGGCTATGACACAAGCAAGGATGTTAAAGACCCGATAAACGCCAAGTTGATTAACGACTTGCGCAACCCGAAGAGTGCGCTCTATCTTGATTGGGAGAAGTATGTGGACGTTTACGGTTCGTATGGAGATCTCAGATCAGAAAGCATAGGTATTACTAATAACTTCATGGCTTCTATCAAAGAACTTCTTGGTAAAGAAGGAAGCATTTTAATTGATATTGACAAAATCATGCGCAAAGACCCTATGAAGCGCACCGACCAGGAGAACAAAATCTTCTATTATGTGAAGAGCGAGCTTGAAAACAGACTTTTTCCTAGCGGAAAGCCACACGCAGACCAGTCTGCCAGCCAAGGTAAGACGGTTGCCGAGGAGCATAGTCTGGGTACAGATAACCCGGATAGCGGAGTTGTAATTGATGAGTTGCGTAACCTTCGAAATGCAGAACAGGCGGTTGATGCAGCAATGGATAGCAATGATGTATTCAAGCAGACCTTTGAGAAATTGCACCAGCAGGGCTTGACACCTGCACAGATTTACGATGCACTCATTCAGAATGGATTGACCGAAGAAGAGTTGACCCCACTTGCCCAATATATTAATGCGAACGCTAGAGTGCAGGGTATGCAGCAGGCTACAGCTGATGCTATAGAGGAAAACGTGAAGAGTTTTATTTCTGATTGGAGCTATCACGGAACATTGAACGGTCAGGCGATGAATGGCGATCAGGCTTTGTATGTGCAGGACAGCAACGGAAGAACACTTCTTGTTGGTTCGGGTTATGTTGCCTTCTACCAGAATACAGGTAGAGCCAAGGAAGGAAGCGGTGATATGCTTGTCTGTCTGGACCTTAATACAAAGGAAATGGTTTATGTGAAGGCAGATGATGTTACTATGGTTCAAAATCAACCTATAGACCAGTTTGCTGCAGAATATCGTCAGAGATTGCAGATGAAGAACTCTGAGCCTTACAATCAGGCGGATCAGGAACAAGCTATGTTGGATGCTGCAAAGCCTCAGCCAAAGGATCAGGATGCACCACAAGATAATACCACAAAATCGGAAGATAATACCACAAATAGAGGTGATTTAACAAAAGATAATACCACTTTAACAAAAGTTGATACCACATCGGGCAAAGATAATACCACAAATGAGAACTTAGCACCACAAGAGAAGCCTCAGCCTACCCGAAAGTTTTCCGATGGCACAGATGTTCCTATGACTACGGACAGTAAGGGAAGACCTACACCTGACTATGCTAGCATGACTCCAGAGCAGAGTGCAGAGATTCTTACCGATGACTTCGGTGAGAATGCCGAGAAGGTGGTGGACGGACAGATTCAGAAAGCGGAGAAGGCTTTGAAGGATGCCGAGAAGATGAAGGTGGACTATACAGCCGAGCCTAACGACATCATGGAGCAGGAGGCTTTGAAGAATAAGACCGTTGAAGCTGCCAAGCAGCAGTTGGACCACGCTCAGAATATCAAGAAGGCTATGACTGCCAAGAAGGTTGCTGAGACTGTGGGTAAGACTGAACAGACTGAGGGAGCACATGAAGCTGGCAGCGTGGCTGCACAGAAGTTTGTGAATGCACCTAGACTTGTAGGCAACAAGCGCACAAGAATGCTGCCTGACGGAGAGACCAAGATTAAGGGACACTATGAGATCGTGCCGGCTGAAAGTCTTACTCCTTCTCATGATGTGGATAACGACTATAAGAAATCTGATGGATTCCCTACCGATGCTGAGGGCAGAACCGTGAATGACCGTGACTATGAGCACGACAAGGCGGCTCAGCAGAATACGGACCAGATTGCCCGAAAGTATAACGGTATGGCTATCGAGCAGGTGCCAGTGGTATCTGACGAGGGCATCGTGTATGATGGCAATGGTAGAACGATGGCAGGACAGAAGGCTGCAAAGGAAGGCACAGATGGCGAATATATCAATGACCTTCTGGAGAATGCCGAGAACTTCGGCTTTACCAGAGAGCAGATTGAGCAGAGCGGTATTGAGCATCCTCGTCTTGTTATGGTGACGGATGAGAGATTGCCATACGATGCAGCTACATTCGCCAAGTTCAACCGAAACGAGAAGAAGACTCAGAGCAATACCGAACAGGCGGTTGCCAAGGCTAAGACCTTGACTTCTGACGAAGTAGGAGCGATTGTTGCAGAGATTGAGGGAAATGGTTCTCTTGAAGCATTCTTTAACAATTCCAAGGCAATAAATGACTTGGTGAAGACGTTAGTAGATAAAGGCATCATCGGTCAGAACGAGGTAGCACAGATGATGGATAGTCCTGAGCGACTTTCTGCACAAGGCAGGG